TCAGATGGCGGTGATGACCCGTCGTGCGAACAGGTCGGTGTTGGTGGAGCCGTTGCGGTCGTTCGCCCAGACGGCCCAGATGCCCTGGCCCGGGACGGGGACCGCGGCCGGGAACCCGTCGTTGCCCGTGCTCGGGGCCAGCCGCTGCGGCGCGGTCCAGTCGCCGCTGGCCGCGTTGCGACGGCGTACGACGACGTGGTTGGTGTTGTCGGAGAACTTCCGGGTGGACAGCAGCCAGACGGTGCCGTCGGTGTCCTGGACCGCGGCCGGTTGGCTGTCGTTGGCGTCGGTGCCCGAGATGGCGGCCGGACCGCTCCAGGTGGTCCCGCCGAACGTGAGCACGGACAGCCCGCTGCCGCTGTTGTAGAACACCAGCGCCGACGTGGCGCTGAGCGCCAGGACGTGGATGTCGGTCGCCTGCCCGGTCTGCTGCGTAGTGCTGCTGACGGTGTTGGTGACCGGGTTGAGGAGCAGCGCGGTGAGCTTGGTGCCGTCGTGGAAGGCGATGAACACCACGTTCCCGGCCGACGCCGTGTGCACGGCCCGGCCGCCGGAGTTCGTCGCCAGCTGCACCGGCGCGGTGTCCGGGAAGGAGTTGTCGGTGTGCTTGTAGCGGAGGTAGGACCATTTGTCGGTGCTGCTGCCCGACTGGTCGAAGACGAAGACCACGAAGTCGCCCGCCAGGACCGCCTGTATCCGCTGGTCGGCGACGTTGGCGGTGGCGGCGATCGTCACCTCGCCCGCGCCCGCGAGGGAGGCCAGCGGCCCCCGCTTCAGCTTCAGGTCGGCGTTCGGGTCCTCGGTCGCCGCGGTCTGGTAGGCGACCAGGAAGTCCCCGTTGGGCAGCATCAGCGCAGACGGTGCCGCGTGCACTCCGCCGGTGGTCAACGGCGTCGCCGGGACGCTCGTGAGGCTCGGGTTGGTCAGGTCGATCCGGGCCAGGGCCACCTGGCTGGTGCCCGACTGGCCGGACTGCCACACGATCACCAGACCGTTCGCGTTGTCCAGGAACACCGACTTGCCGAGCAGGTCGGTGCCTGGACCGTTGGCGACGGCCACCTCCCCCGTGGTGGGCAGCTGGCCGGCCAGCAGGGCGTTGATCGCGGCGCGCAGGCTGATCAGCGGACGGTTGACACCGCCGCGGTAGTCGAACGGGTCGACGCCCACGGTGTCGGCGATCAGGTGCGCCGGCGGAAGCAGCAGCCGGCGCTGGCGCTTGTCCACGATGTTCGTCGGCGCGATGAGGGCGGTGGCGGCCGGGCGGGTGAGCCCGGCGAGCGCGGTGTAGGAGTGCCCGGCCAGGAAGTCGGACGACCCGGCCGCGGGCACGGCGGCCCCCACGCGCACGACCCACTCGCGCTTGATCCGGGCGCACGACTCGACACCGAGCGCGGGCAGGATCAGGTTCGGGTCGTCGTCGGGGGTGACCAGGTGCTCCCATACGTCCAGGTAGGCGACCAGGGTCGTGGCCGCGCCCGGGGTGGTGAGGGCCGGCACGACGGGTACGCCGAGCTTCGCCGCGAGGGCCGCGGCGCCTGACCGCGACGCGTGCAGCGGCTGGGCCGAGAACGCCAGATCGGTCGTGATCATGACGTCCAGGCCGTCGACGATGATCCGGCCGGTGTGGGCGAGCGCGGTGTCCAGCTCGCCGCCGCTGCCCCCGGCCGGGGCACCGGCGCCGATGGTGAAGTCGTTGTTCAGGCCGCCGGTGATCTGGAACCCGTTGGTGCCCTCGGGCACGCCGTCGCCGACGTACCACTTGAGGAACGCCCTGAGCTCGAACTTGCGGACGTCGTCCAGCTCGTTGAGGTCCGAGTCGACGATCGGAACGCCCTGCTGCAGCCGCACGTTCACGTACCGCAGCAGCGGGTGGAACGTGCTGGAGGTCATCGAGGCCATGGGTTCTCCGCTTCAGAACGTCAGCCAGACGGTCCGCTGCAACGTGCTCGCGGGATCCTTGGCGATGACGGGGTGGGTGACGTAGTTGACGAGCACGGTGGTCCCGTCCAGGCTCGCGATCAGGCCGAACTCACGCAGATTGCCGCTGACATGGTTCGCGTCCGGCCAGTTCGGCACGCTGGGCCCGAGGGTCGCCTGGATCTGCAGCCGGTTGGTGGGCGCGGCGGACACGGCCGCGGAGTCGAGGAAGTCCATCCGCAGGTCCGCCGCGGCCACGGTGTGCGGGTGCGGGTCGACCAGCGCGGTCTGCGCGACGCCGGCCGGTGGCGGACCGGCGCCGTCCCACTGGCTCAGCCCGGCGCCGACCCGCAGGCCGAGCAGCCCGCTCGACCCGGGGGTGCCGCGCAGCATGGTGGCCAGCAGCCGGCGGCAGTCCCCGACGATCGTGTTGGACCGCCAGCCGTGGTCCCACACCACCCGGCCCGCGGCGTCGTACAGGACGTCGCGGTACTGACCGTTCAGCTGACCGGCCGGGTACTCGCTTGCGGACATGTGCGCTCCTCCTACCGGAACGGTGGCCACCAGACGCGTCGGCGCAGGGTGGTGGGCTTGGTGGGGTCGACGGTGACGCTCGTACCGTCGGTGGACAGGAACACCTGCCAGCCGGGCAGGGCCACCGCGGTCTCCTCGGCGATCCGGAAGACCTCGGCGATGGGGTAGTCGTCGCTGAACGCGTCGGCGAGCTCGTGCCCCGCCGGGAAGACCAGCTCCTCCAGCGGGCCCGAGCCGAGCACGACGACGGCCCTCAGGTTGACCGGCAGGAACCGTTCGAGAAGCTGTCGCAGGCGGTCGGCGTCGCGCTGCGCGAGCGGTCGGCCGGTGGGCCCGCGCTCGACGTAGAGCCCGATCGTGGACGTCGTGTAGACCTCGTCGGCGGCCAGGGCGGCGCCGTCCGGCCGCTGCGGCGTGTAGTCGAGCAGGTCGCCGAACTGCCGGGTGCCGCGGTTGCGGTCGAGGTCGGCGAGGGTCGCGGTGACGGTGCCGGCGAACCGGCGGACGGACGCCTCCTCCGGCGCGCGCCGGCCGGCCTGGCCGGGGCCGGGGCCGGGCACACCGCCGCCGAGCCGGCCGAGACCGACGTTGCGGTCGCTGCGGAACAACAGCCACGCCGTGCCGTCCGCGAGCGTGACCGGTGCCGGGTTCGCGTCCGAGGACGGCCCGCCGGTGACCACGGTGGGCGCCGACGGGCTTCCGGCGGCGTCCAGATCGGCGGACCACAGGCGCGGGCCGCCGCCCCGGTCGGAGCGGAAGTGGACACGGGCGGCGCCGCCCGGCAGCGGGGCGAGCGCCGGTTCCCGGTCGGTGCCGGTGACGCCGGTGACGGCGGTCGGCGCCGACCAGGCGACGGAAGGGAAGTCGAGGTGCCGTACGACGATCCGCCAGCGGTCGTCCGGGTCCGCGTGGGCGTGCCGGACGGCCGACGCCAGCCAGAGCCGGTTCCCGTCGCCGGTCAGGTGCGGGTCGCGCTCGCCGGGGCCGTCGGGGGCGAACCAGCCGGGAGCGGACCAGGAACCGCTCAACGCCCGGACCGGGGTGGCGAGTCCGGGCACGGTCCGCCACGAACCGGCACCGTCCAGGAAGGACAGACCGGCGGCGGTGCCCGCCCAGACGGTGCCCTGGTCGACGAGGACGGCCCGGCAGTCACCGCTGGGCAGACCTTCGGCGGGCGTGTGCACGCGGATGTCGCGCGCCGACCGGATCTCGATGAGCCCGGCGGCGGTCGCGGCCCACACCGGTCCCGCGTCGTCCGCCCGCGGCAGCGGGTTCGCCGCCGGGGGCGCCGGCGCCACCTGCCGGACGTCGGCCGTGGCACCGAGGTCCACGGTGCGCACCGAGGCGTCGGCGCCGACGCGGGCGACGCCGTGCGCCAGCGCCGTCCACAGCGAACCGTCCTGGGCCGGTGCCGCGTGCCGCGTCTCCGTTCCGGCCAGGAACGTCGTCCAGGTGCCCGCCGGGTCGAGCCGGGACAGGCCCCCGCCCGTGGCGAACCACACCGCGCCGGTGATGTCGGCGGCGATGTGCCGCACGTCGTCGCTCGCGAGTCCGCCCGTCGTCGCGGTGATCACCTGCCACGAGCCGCCCGGCGAGAGCGCGGCGGCGCCCGCCCCGTGGCCGAACCACACCGTGCCGGACGGGTCCACTGCCACGGTCCGCACATCGGTGGTGGAGAGGCTTCCGCCGGTGCTGCCCGGCGTGAACAGGGTCGTCGTCCCGTCCGGCCGACGGACGGCGCCCCCGGCGCCGGTCGCGAACCAGCTCGACCCGTCGGCGTCGACCGCGACGCCCCGCACGTCCGCCGACGGCAGCCCGGTGAGCGAGGTGAGCGCGCCGTCCCCGGCCAGTACCCGCACCCCGCTCGCGGTGGCGATCCGTACCCGGCCGTCCCACCGCAGCCGGTACAGCCGCCACCCGTCGAGCCGGCCCGCCCAGCACAGCCGTACGGCCCCCTCCGGGTCGAGTACCGCGGTGCAGTCGGCGTGCCGGCCCGCCGGTACCGCCGGGATGTCCGTGGCGGCGGCCCAGTCGATGTCTGGCTGCCAGCCGCCCCGCCCGGTCAGCGCGCGGTCGCCGAACCCCAGTGCCCGGGCCGCGGTCGAGGCGGCCAGATCGGCGCGCAGCGAGACCCCCGGTCCGGTCGAGGTCGTGGCCAGGGCCAGCGAACCGTCCCCGGCGACAGCCGCGGTGACGCCGGTGAGCTGTGCGTTGAACGCGGCGGTGACCTCGTCCGCGCGGGCCGCGGACGGATCGGCGTAGTCGGCCGCGCGCACGGTGAACCGCTCGGTGGCGCCGTAGCCGGTGAGGGTCAGCACTGTGCCGGCGGTCAGCGCGTACGGGGCCGACGCGTCGCCGCGCAGCCGGGCCGGCGTCGGCGCGGACGGTGTCCCCAGCCGCCAGCGCAGCCGTGCCGCACCGGTGTCCGGGTGCTCGACCCAGGCCAGGCCGAGCCGGCCGTCCGGCAGCGCGACCGGCGCGGGTTCGGCCTGCGGCGCGACCGGCTGGGGTTCGACCACCCGGGTGTCCGCCCAGGCTCCCCGGAAGTACGCCTTGAGGTGCAGCCGGGGGACCACGCCGCCGGCGCCGACGGTGGAGGCGTGCGCCGTCCACAGCCGGCCGGCCGTGTCGGTGGCGGTGCCGAGCCGGCCGCGGGCCGCGCCGTCCAGCGAGACCAGGCTCGCGGCCGCGGTACGCACCTCGATACGGGACGCCTCGCCGGTGAGGCGCGACACGAGCCGCACCGCGCCGCCGGTCCCGTCCGCGCGCAACTCGCCGATGTCCCGGTTCACGACCGCCGCGACCTCGGCGGCGGTCGCGGCGCCGAGGTCGGCGAAGTCGGCCGGGCCGAACGTGAGGGTGACGGGCAGACCGCCGTCCGGCGCGATGGTGACGGTCATCCCGGTGCGCAGGGCGAACGGCTCGGTGGCCGCGCCGGTCAGCACCGCGTTGGTGGTGGCGGTACCGGTCGCGACGTCGTGCGGGGCGGTGAGACCGAGCACGGCGGACGCCTCCTCGGCACCCCACCACGCCCCGTCGCGTCGCACGGCGGCGAAGAGATTGCGCTGCGGGGGCGTCCCGGCTCGCGCGACGTGCTGGGAGAACTCGGCGATCCGGGTGGACCAGCCGGTGTAGAAGTCGACGAGGCTGCGCAGTCCGGGGACGGTGCCGACGGAGTCGTAGAGTCTCGGCGCGGTGCGGATCTCGTTGCGCTGCCGTGCCAGGTCCGTGTCGGCGGTCAGGTCCCAGCCGACCCACTGGGACAGCAGGGGCAGGAACCGGCTGTCCACGTCCGATACGGCGCGCAGTCCGCGCAGGTTGTCGGCGGAGCTGCGGATCGCGTCGACGGCGGCGCCGTACACGTCCACGAAGCGGCGTAACTGCCCGCCGTTGGTGCCGGCCTCGGGAAGCAGGCCGGTGGCGGCGTCGGGCACCCGGGTGACGGTGTCGTGACGCCGGTACACCTCGGGGATCAGTTCGTAGAGCGTGCGGTGCGCGCCGTGCACGTCGCCGGGGGTGGCGACGGCCCGCATCGGCCGGTCCAGGGCCGGGCTGTCCAGCTCGTAGTAGTACGGCGTACCGGCGTCCAGTTCGCCGCGGCCGACGCCGCCGACGTCGAGCAGGTCGAGTTCCAGGCGCAGCACGGCGCGATCGGCGCCGAAGACGGTGCGGGTGACGAGCCGGAGCACCTCACGGGACACCGCGGCGGCCGTCTCGGTGACGGTGACGGTCCGCTCCCGGACCCGCAGCGCGCCGGCCGCCCTGTCACTGTCCGGCAGATCGGTCACGGTGAGCGCGCCGGGCACCGGTGCGGGCGGGAACGCGGCGCTGTCGTGGAGCACCCAGTGCGCGCCGCTGTCCGGGAACGCGAAGTCGCGCGTCTTGCGCCGCACGGTGACCGGTGGCGCGTCGAGCACGGTCTCGCCGGTGTCCGGTGTGAAGGCCCAGCGCACCCAGATCCGTCGGCCGATCAGGTCGGCGCTCGCGGTGAACGTGTCGATCCTCATGGCAGTGTCGTCCGTACGGTCACGTCGAGGGTGCCGGGGACGGCGATCTCGAACTCGCCGATGTCGATCCGCCCGTCCGTGGCCACGTCGAGCGAGACGGCGTCGCGCAGGAAGGCGGGCAGTTCGGCGAGCGGGGGCAGGTTGTGCCGCGCCAGCTCGGCGTCGACGTCCGGCGCGGGCCGGTCCTGCCGGCGAAGGCCGGTCACGGTCGCCGCGAGGACCCCGGGGACGGACTCGGCGGCCGCGAACACCTCGCTCTGGAACAGCGGCCGGCCGAAGTCGACCCGGGAGAACGACAGGAGCGCGGTGATCGCGGCCTCGACCTGCCCGGCCACCGCGTCCGTGACGAACCGCTCGTCGACCAGCAGTTCGACACCGATGTCCACGGCGACCGGCTGGGCGTCGAGCACCCGGACCAGACAGCCGGCCATGCGCTTGTCCTCGAAGTAGCCGACGAGCCGGTTGCGCAGCGCTTCCGGTACCGGGACCAGGGTGTCCCCGGCGGGCGCGACGAACAGGTCGATCCGGTTCGAGGAGACGCTGCGGGCGCGGACCTTGGCCACCGTGCCCGTGCTGTGCGCCAGCGCCTCGTAGTCGCTCGCGGTCACCGCCCGGTTGGTGGACCGGAACGCGAACGGCGCGTACCGGGCTGCGTGGTCGGAGCGTTCGGCGTCGCTGCCGCCCGCCGCGGCGGCCTCGTTCACCACGGCCTGCAGCGTGTCGATGGTGGTGAGCGCGGTGGTGACCGTGCCGGCCGCGAGGTTTCCGGCGGTGCCCTGGCAGACCCGGTAGGAGGCGCGGACGTTGTTCGGCCCGGCGGGCGGCACCCGGCCCGCGCCGAAGACGGCGTGTCCGATCCCGTCGGCGTCGAAGAGGAGCTGGTAGTAGCGCGCCTCCGGGTGGGAGAACACGGCCCGCCCGTCCGGGGCGATGTCGAAGAGCAGGCTGTCCCGGCGGTCCCAGGTCACCCAGCCGGCGCCCTCGTTCACCTCGACGACCACGGACTCGACGACCACGGACGCGTCGGGCAGCGCGAAGGACTGGCCGGCCTCGCCGGTGGACGAGCCGATGAGCACCGGCCCGGCCGTGCGGCTCTGTTCGACCGGAAGTCCGTCGTAGCGCACCACCGGTGTGCCGTCCGTGCCGACACCCGGGCGCAGTTGGTCGGAGAGGAGAACCAGGTCCAGGTCGGGACCGAGGTAGGTGAACTCGACGGCGGCGCCGCCCGGCGGCCGGGCGGCGAACCGCGCGCCGCCGGGAACGGTCACGGTGCGCGCGCCGGCCGGCCGGGGGAAGGTGAGCATCAGGTCGGCCATCGCCGGCGCGGCCGGGGTCAGCTCGTAGCCGATCAGCCGCAGCAGGTCGACGATGCCGGCCCGCTCGGTGGCGGTGCCCGGGAACAGTTCGCCGGCGATGCGGTCCTGGTAGTAGAGCGTGATGTCGCCGACGTAGGCGAACAGGTCGACGAGCAGCATGCCGAGGTCGGCGGGGCTCTGGTCGGTCCACTCCGGCAGGCGCTGCTGGGCCAGCCGGAGCATCGCCGTACGCAGGGACGCGAAGTCCTTGTCGGTGTAGTCGATCGCGGGTGCCGGTGTCGTCATCGCCTACACCAGGGGGACGATCATCTCGGCGGACACCGGCTTGTCGCTGTGCACATAGCTCAGCAGCAGCCGCAGTCCACCGTCCGAACGGGACAGCCGGGCCCGGGTGACGACGACGCGCCGTTCCCACCGTACGACCGCCTCGTGCGCCTGTTTGCGGAGCAGGTCGGCGGTCACGTCGTCGTCCGGCTCGTGGACCAGCGTGTGCACCCGGGTGCCGAAGTCGCGCAGCATGGGCCGTTCGCCGAGCCGGGTGCCGAGCAGGATCCGCAGGTCGTCGCGGATCTTCTCGGTGCCCTCGGTCCAGGCGATGCCACCGGTGTGCGGGTCGATCCGGAACGGGAACGCCGCTCCGCGGGCGTCGGCCATGGGGTCTCCTTCATTTCGTTCACTTCACGACGGCGGACCGGCTCAGGTGGACACCGGGCTGCAGGACGAGCGGTGCGAGCTGGGGCGACGGGGAGCCGGGCGGGCCGTGGACGTGCGTGAGCAGCTGGCTCCACAACTGGCCGAAGCCGTTGCCGAGGAGCGTCGGCTCGCTCGCGCCGCTGCCCACCTCGACCTTCGACCCGTCCAGCACGATGTGGTCGGCGCTCACGCGCACGCTGCCGTCGGACTCGATCGAGACGGAGGCGCCGCCGCTGTGCCGGATCAGGATCCGTTCCCCGCCGCCGGTGTCGGTGAGGTCGACGACGTGCCCGGCGGTGGTACGGATGACCTGGTGGTCGGGCGGCGTCACCGCGGCCTCGGGCGGGACGGCGTCCGCCGGGTACCAGACCCCCACCCAGATCGGGGCCCGGGTGTCGCCGGCCGCGAACTCCACCCATACGTTGGCGTCCTTGGGCGGCACGAAGAAGTGCCCGTGCGGGAAGCACGGCTCGGCGGTGACGAGCGCCTCCGGTCCGAAGATGTCCGGCACGATCACCCGGATCCTGCCGCGCCGGCCGTCGTCGGTGTTGTCGCGCACGATCCCGCGGTACTTGCCGTAGTAGTTGCCGGTGTGCCGGGTCAGTTCGTCGGACAGCATGTCGGGCCTCCTGTCACCGGGTCGCGGTGATGTGGGTGAAGTAGCTGGAGTCCTGGCGGTCGCCGACCAGGTCGCGGGTGTACACGTGGTTGACCTTCGTCAGGTACCAGACCCCCTCGGCCCAGGGCGCGAGCCCGGTGATCCGGAGCATCGCCTTGGCCCGCAGCAGCGCGTTGCCGACGGCCTTGCCCCGGCCGCTCATCCCGACGATCCGGGTCGGGTCGACGCTCACGCGGTTCCTGGCGTCCTGGGCGGTGCCCGCCGCCTTGCCGACGACCCGCTCGGCCGGTGTGGTGAGCCGGCCCTGTGCCACGGCCGCCTTCCCGGTCAGCGCCTCGATCGCCGCGCGCATCTGGTCCGACGCGGCCGGGGCGCGGCCCGTCTGCGGCGCGGCCAGCAAAGGCCGGGGCGGGGCGACCGGCGCCGGCTGGTCCACGAGCCGGCCGGTGTCCGGATCGACGGTGCTCGCCGAACGGACCGGGAGCGCGCCGGAGCTGATCCGCTCATAGGTGAACGTGACCAGGTCGCTGCCCACCCGGCAGTACCGCAGCGTGCCGATCGGCTCCGAGGCCGCGATCGCGGCGATGGGCCGGAACGAGAACTGTGACTCCTTTTTGTCGGTCAGTTCGACGTACGCCAGGCAGCCCTGGCCGCGGGCCTGGTCCAGGATGAAGTCCCAGACCGAGGTGGCGACATAGCGGCCGGCGCCGCGGGCGTCCGGCGCGGTGTCGTCGACCGGCTCGATCCTTCCCACCGTGATCCCGGTGCCGGTCGCGGTGACCAGCCGGCGGAGCAGGGCGCTGAGCGGTTCGCCGGTGTTCCATGTCTCGGGGGCGAACGGGGTCTGCGCCAGCCGGTGGCTGTAGTCCCGGGCGGTCAGTTCGATGTGCTGCCCCTGGGGGCCGGCCAGCACCCGGCTGCTCACCACGACCCCCTCGAACAACGCCGCGTGCTGCATCTGCCGGCCCAGGTCGAGCCGCACCACCAGGCCCTCGAACAGGGCGTGCGCGAGCACACCCGTGGGGTCGTCGAGGACCACCTTCGCCTCGTCCGTGAGCCGGTCGTGGTCCTCCACGGCGACCGAGCGCACCGGCACCGTGACGTCGGCCAGGTCGCCCGGGCCGGTGCCGATCCGCACGGTGGCGAACGGGGCCCGGTTGTCGCCGCCCGTCGGGGGCGGGATCGGTACGGTCATCAGAACACCCGGTCCCGGCTGACCTGGCCGATGTCCTGCGAGGCCGGTACCGACAGCGCGGCGCCCGGCCGCAGGTCGAGCGGGAACGCCACCGGGTTGGCGTCGGCGATGCGCCACCACACCTGGCTGTCGCCGAAGTAACGCCAGGACAGGTACTCGATGTCCTCGACGCCGGTGACCCGGTGCTCGTAGGTGATGTCGCCGGCGGCGGGCGGCGTGTACCGGCGGATCGCCACGGTGGCCCGCGTGCTGCCGGTGGCGTCCACGGCCGGGTAGACCGCCGCCTGCCGGTACCGCGAGGTGATCGACACGGACATGATCGGGTGCCCTCTCAGAGTTCGAAGATGTTCTGCACGAGACCGGCGCCGGGTACGGCCTGCAGCCAGTCCTGGAAGTCCAGTTGCCCGTAGGACTTGCCGACCTCGACCAGCCGGCCGAGCACGTCGAGGCTGGTGGTGATCGACGCGGTCTGTTCGTTGAGGGTCAGGCTGACCTCGGCGCGCTCCGGCGTGAGGTCGGGCTTGAACTTGGTGATCTTGATGTTGAGGTCGGTCATCACACAGTCCAGGTCGATGCCGCCGAGCTTGAGCGTGCACACCGGTGGCTGGGCCGGTGGACAGAAGGTCTTGGCACCGCTGAACCAGGCGAGTACGTCGTTGACCGGGTCCCAGGCGGGGTTCATGAACGAGCGCAGCACCGCGAGGCTGGGCTCGATCCGGCCGCCGAACCGGGCGTCGTCCGACGCCGGGCCGTCACCGCTCTGCTGCGCCGGGATGTCCGGGAGGGACCGCGCGTCGAGGGCGAAGTCCAGCGCGAACGAGCGCGGCTTGCCGAAGTCGGCCTCCAGCGCCTTCGTCCCGACCAGCGAACTGCCGATCTCCTTCAGGTCGGTGGCGATCCCGCTGACGTTGCCGAAGCCCTTGGACGCCGCGGTCTGGTCGAACGCCCAGTTGCCGAGGCTGGTGGTCTCCCGGTAGGCGAAGCTCTTCTTCTCGGACAGCAGCTCCGGGTTGAACTGGAACCGGAAGATCAGCGGCGGAATGGCGATGAGGTTGGCGAGGTAGCCGGCGGTGCGTGCCATGACGACTCCTAGATCGGTAGGGGCAGCCGGCTGCCGCCGCCGCGCTGGTCGTAGTCGAACCACATCCGGGCGTGCTGGTCGATGTCGTCCGACGGGGCGGTGGAGAGGGCGGGTTCGGTGGTGGTCCAGGTGACGGTGGGTGTCGCGACCGGTCCGGGCGCGGAGCTCTCCACGTCGACGACCACCTCGTCGATCTGGACGGTGGCCCGGGTCCGGTCGGCCGACTCGGCCGCGCGGCGCGGTATACCGTCGTGACCCGCCGGGCTCGCGAAGTGGCCGGTGATCGAGGACAGCAGGCCGTCGAGTCCGCCGTGGGTCAGCCATGCCTCGTACGCGTTCGCGACCGCGGTCAGGCCGGTCTGCGGTGTCGCCGCCTCGCCGACCACGAGTCGGTCGGCCAGCCGTGCCGACTGGGTGCTGACGTCGTCCAGAGCGCGGCCGAGGCGCGCGTCGGACAGCTGGGTCTCGGCCCGCGCGGCGGCCTCCAGGGTGGATCCGATGGTGCGCAGTCCGTCCGAGAGCTGTCCGGTGCCGAGGTCGAGCGCGTCCGTGCCGAGCTTGCGCACCTTGCCGAGCGGCTCGGTCAGGCCCGCGATGAACGCCGGATCGGACAGCGCCGCGGCGAAGTTCGGTGGCGCGGGCCGGACGGCCACCGGGCCCGCGCTGTCGAAGGAGGTGGCCGGGAAGCCGAGTTCGGCCGCCTTGGTGAGCGCGTTCTGCTGCTTGTCCGACACCTGGGTGTCGGTCAGCAGCTGGAAGACCAGCGGGAGCACCGCGGGCAGGATCCGGACCAGATGCGTGATGATCCGGAACGCCCGGAGGTCCCCGAGGTTGCGCAGGACCGCGTCGATCGTCGGGATCAGCCAGTTGAGCAGACCGTCCACCGTGGTCCGGACGGCGTCGCCGAGCACGACGCCGATCCGCAGCACCGCGATGAGCGCCTGCTGGACGCCGTCGAAGACGCCGCCGATGATCCCGTCCACCGTGGATGCCAGGACGCCTACGACGGTGGCTCCGACCCGGGCCACGACGGCCACCGTGTCCAGCGCGAGGACAAGGAGCGCGCCGCGCAGGAGCAACGTGACCCGCAGTCCGAAGCGGAGTGTCTCGGCGATCCCCTGCCGGATGTCGCCGAGCCGGCTGATCAGCAGCGTGAGCGAGCCGACGGCGATGGGCAGCGCGAGGACCAGGCCGTCCACGACCTTCGCGACGGCGTTCAACAGGGTGGTCGCACTGCCCAGTTGGTCGACCGGCGGCCGTGCGCCGACGGGCGGGGCACCGGCGGCCTGGAACAGCTTGGTGAGCGAGTCGACCGCGCTCTTGATGCTTTCCAACTGGGCGATCAGGCCTGTTGCCGGGCTCGGTGGAGCTTCGGCGCCGGGTGCGGGCTTGGCCGTGGGGGTGACCGCGGGTCCGCCGATCATGGTGAGGATGTGCTCGACGTGCTCGGCGAGCCTGGCGATGTCCTGGAACGACCAGACCAGCCGGAACTGCGACACGGCGCCGCCCGCGGCGCCGCCGATCAGGTTGCCGACGAACCCGCCGAGACCGCCCAGCAGTCCGGAGAGGAAGTCGCCGAACCCGCCGCCGGGCGCCAGGTCGTTGATGTTGACGACATGGACCTTGAGGGCGCCCTCGTACATCGGCGGTGCGCCGAAGTTCGGCCCGGCGGTGATGACGGACGTGAACGCGAACGTGCCGTAGGTCGAGGTGGCGCGCTCGATGTCCTCCAGGGCGCGGCGCCCGAACCTGGTCTGGGTGAGCAGCAGTCCGAGCTGGGTGATGAGTTCCCCGGTCTCGTCCATGTCAGACCCGCACCCCCTCGGTGAGGACGCGCAGCCGCCGCTCGCCCGTGCGGAAGGCGTCCCGGACGGCGCCTGCGAACGCGGCGGCCACCGCGTCTGCGAGGTCCTCGTCGAGGTCGCCGCCGGCGCGGACGCGCAGGGTCAGCCGGGGCAGGACGACCCGCCCGAGCGCGGCCCGGCGCAGGATCCTCGGTGACGTGGGGAGCGGCTCGCCCGCGCGGTCGACCAGCCCGCCGACGTACCCGTCGATGACCGCGCCGACCACGACGAATCCGCCGCCCGCCAGCCATGATTCGAACATCCGCGCGAGCCGGTCCGGTGGCGGGGCCGCGCTCTGCCGCCTGATCTCGTCGCCGAACACCCGGTCGGCGAGCACGACGGACTGGTCGCCGATCCGGTCCAGGCCCGGGAGCCGGCTCGCGTCGCGCTGTGCGGCGAGGCTCGCGTCGGCGAACCTGCCCAGACCGGTGGCGGTGCTGGTGAGCGCTCCCCGGACGGCGGTGCGCAGTCCGTCGCCCAGCGCACCGACCGCGCCGGCCAGGGCGGGGCCGAGCGCCGGGTCGACCAGGCGCGGGAAGTCCGAGTGGAAGGCGAGGGGCGGGCCCTCGGGGAACGCGGGCAGGAGCACCTGCCCGGGGCCGTGGGTGTCGAACAGCGCGTCCAGGAGCAGGCGGGCGCGGCGGAGCTGCCGGTGCGCGTACGGCCACAGCACCAGCGGGCTGCGGCGCACCCGTTTCCGGACCCAGTCCAGGACGTCCGAGAGGGTGTTGTAGAGCTTCCGGTTGAGTCCGGTTCCGGGCTCGTCGAGGAGGTCGTCGAGCGAGAAGGCGGCCACGTTCGCCACGAACGTGTCGCCGATCCCCGGGATCAGGCGGGCCAGGTTGAAGTCGAACGCCGTGGTGACGACGAACAGCGCCACGCGCATGAACCGGACCACGCCACGCAGCGCGTAGCCGAGCGCGCCGACGAAGTCACGGATCCGGGTGCCGAGTGCGGTGCCGAACGCCAGCAGGACGCGCACCGTGAGGTCCAGGTGCGAGCCGAGCAGTCCGGCGATCCCGCGGGTCAGTCGCGTCGCCGTGCCGATCAGACCGGCGAACCGGGCGTACGCGGTGCTCAGCGCGTCGCGCCGCAGCTCCAGCACGGCCTGGAACTGCTGCTGGAGGGTGCGCCGGACCACCGTGCCGAGTGCGCCCAGCAGCGACTCCGCCACGGCGGGCAGCAGCGCGACGACCGCGATCCCGGTGGCGATGCCCGCCGCGATCCCGTCCAGTGCCCCGGCCGGTGACGCCGGGGACGGGGAGGGCGGCGGTGTCTCGGCCCGGTGTGCCGGCACGAAGGGCCGGAGCTGGTCGGTGAACCGTTCGAGCTCGCCGCCCTTGACACTGGCCTCCGAGAAGGCGCGGAAGGCCACTACGGCGACCGCGACGAGGTCCGAGCTGTCGAAGAGGGCCGGCCGCGGCGCCGCGGCGGACGCCGAGGCGTCCAACGCGGCCACTACCGCGAGGAGCCGGCTCAGCAGGCCGGGGATCGCGTCCGCGTCGTCGAGCCGCAGCGGCCGGGTCAGACCGGCGAGGAACGCGAGCCCGGCGTCGGCGAGGCTCGGCACGGGCGCGGTCCGGGTGAGCGCACGGCGCTGCGACGGTACGACGCGCAGCGTCACCGCGCCGTCGACGAACCGCAGGACGGGGAAGCGCGCGGTGGCCCGGTCGGCCTGCCGTCCGGCCAGCAGCCGCCGTTCCAGTACCGGTCGCACGGCGCGCCGTGCCACGCGCATGGCGTGTTCCTGGGCGGCGAAGGCCCCGGCGAAGCGGGCCGCGGCGGCGGCGAAGTCGATCGGCATCGCCATCACCCGCCCGCGCCGGTCAGGTAGGGCTGTTTCCGCAGCCGAGCCAGGAGCCCGTCCTGGAAGCGGCGCACATCGTCCGGGTCGGCGCCGGGCACCCGAAGGCGCAGGGTGCGCACCACCGGCCGGAGCACGTCGCTCTCGGGGAGCTCGGCGACCGGGAAGTCGGAGAGCAGCCGGTCCACCTTCTCCCGCACCGGGCCCGCCAACGCGGCCGGCAGCAGGTGGTCGACGATCGCCTTCAGCGGCGTGAGGTCGACAGGCGCGCTCAGGAGGCGCGGCGGCTCCGGCAGGGCCGGTCCGGTCACGGCGGGAACCCGGACGGCCGGGACCCGCACCACGAACGGCTGTTCGGCGACGGGCGCGGGGGGCGGCACCGTGAGGTCGGGCAGCACGGGGAGTACGGGCAGCCCCGGGAAGGAGACGGACGGCAGCTCCGGCAGCGCGGCGAGCAGCGGCGCGAGCCGGCCCGGCTCGGACGGTGACGCGGGCCCGCCCTGTTCGGACGGTGACGCGGGCCCGCCGGGCTCGGACGGTGACTTCTTGGCCTTCGCCGGTACGGCGTCCAGCGCCGCCTTGAAGACGTCCGCCTCGGTACGCAGCGCGGTGACGGCCCGGACGGTCGGGTGCCCGGTGATCAACGCCCCGGCGAACGCGCCGAGTTCGGCGGGAAACGTGCCGGCGGAGAGCTTGCCTCCCACCGCCGGGAGAGCGGACTCCAGTTGGCCGAGCCCCTTCCCGAACGCGGCGCCCGCGGCGGTGAGTTGTGTCCGCAGCACTCCGGTCACCCGGGTGAGGAGACGGTCGGCCGAGAGCGCGCCGTCGACCTGGGAGGTCGCTCCCGCGGCCACCTCGCCGATCGCGGTGGCCGCCCCGCCGGCCAGCGAGGCGAGGCCGTTCATCAGCGCGGCGACCGGTGCGAGGGCCGGCCCCACCCGGACGACCAGGAAGGCCAGGGCGCCGAGCGCCTGGCCGGACAGCCGCCCGAGCCGCGTCCCGACGATGACAAGACCCGCCGTGAGCGGGTTGCGCGTCCGGTCGCCGAGCACCTGGCCGATCACCTCCCGTACGGCGATGAACAGTCGGGTCAGGGACCCGAACAGGTCGTAGGCGGCGCGTACTTCGCGACGGTCGCCGAGTGCCGCCAGCAGGCCGTAGCCGAAGCCCGCGGCGGCAAGTCCGCCGCCGACCAGGACGCCGGTGCCGACCGGCGCGACCACCAGGCCGACGGCGAGCAGGAACGGGACGAATCCCCACAGCACCGCGGCGATCAGCGTCTTCCAGCTGAAGTCCGTGAACCTCGTCAGCAGGTAGATCCCGGCCGCGGCGTACAGCGGGTCGAGCGCCATGCCGGCGACCTTCCCGGCGAGCCCGAGCAGCGACCCCACGGCGTTCGGGCCGCCCTGGCTCACCGGCACCGAGCGCTGGGCGGCCGCGAACCGCTCCTCCAGCCGGTCGATGTTGACGATGTACCCGCTCAGGTTCAGCCGGGTGAGGGGGGTCTCGAACCCCCACCAGTGCACCAGGAAGGCGGCGCGGGCGCGTTCCACGACCACCGACTCGTGGTCGACGATCTCCAGCCACGGTGTCAGGGCGCGGACCGTCGCGCACAGCGAGCGGGTCAGCCCGCGCAGCAGCATGATCACCGGCATCGTGTCGGCCCTCCCCTCCGTCAGCTGGTCAGTTCCGGTCGCGGGCCGCCTCGACCTGGGCGTTCTCCCGCTGGATCTGCTCGACGAGCAGATCCACGAACTCGCGCCGGTCCCCGGCGGCCATGTCCATCAGCTCGCCGTAGGGCCAGTGCAGGTGGTAGCCGAGAAAGAAGACCTCCCGGCGGAGCTGGTCGAGACTCACTCCAGAACTAAAAAATTCGTCATGTCCAAGGTGGCCCGCAGCTCGTGCCCGCAGGCCGGGCAGTCCAGCTCGCGGATCAGGTCGATGCCCGGCGCGCCGTCGTTGAAGGCCCGGTCGATCAGCCGCCGGTCGGTCAGGGTGAGATCGGCCAGGATCTTCGGGCCGAGCGCCTCAAGACGGTGCGGCGGCAGGTCGCCGAGGGAGCGCAGACAGCGGGCGAGCAGCGCGTTCTTGCCCAGCGACGCGTTCTTGCGCAACTGCGGTGCCGCCGCCGCCTCGTCGTCGCCACGCGCCAGGCGCAGCGTCATCGCGGTGTGCACCGACCCGTCGCGGTCGACGTACCCGTCGAGGAGTTCGACCACCACGTCCTGCGGCGGCTCCCCGTCGGCGAGCGGGCGCACCGGCAGCGTGTCCAGGTCCTCGGTCTGCTCGAAACGGTCACCGCAGGACGGGCAGGTGTAGCCGGCCTTCAGCTCCGGCCCGAACGTGAAGCTGCGCAGCCGGATCAGCAGGAAGTTGCGGTCCAGGGAGTACATGGCGTCGATGTCGGCGCGGCGTACCTGCTGCAGGTCGCCGAGCCGCACGACACAGCTGTGCAGCAGGGCGGTGACCAGCCGGCCGCCGTTGCGCTGGTTGGCCGGGTCGGCGAGGAGCGCCTCCTCGCGGCCGGTCATCTTGCGCAACGTCACCTGCCGGTGCGTCTGTCCGTCGTGGTCGACGTAGCCGATCGGGAGGGTGACGTCCAGTTCGCGGACGCCGGCCCGGCCGGGCGCGGTATCGGTGAGGGTCATCGTCGGGCTCCTAGGAGACGCGTTCCAGACCCTCGTGCTCCAGCACGATGGTCTGCAGGAAGAGGTTCGTCGACCCGGCTTCGAGGTCGGTGAACTTGGACGACTTGACCCACGCGCCGTAGAAGGCGAACTGCAGGACGACATCCCCGAAGTGACGCTTGACGATCATGCCGTTCTTGCGCACCGAGGAGCCGCCCTGCCGTGGGGCGTTGAGACGGAACGTCTGCTGGAACCAGTCCAGGAACCGCTTGTCGTCGGCGCTGCCGTCGACCCGCCGCTCGATGGTCAGCGGCTCGAACTTCATCTTCGCGGCGGCCAGTTTGTACACGTGACCGCTGCCGCCGTCCGGTTGCTCGATCGTGTCGAGCTCCCCCTCGCTGAGCCCGGACACCTTGCTCACACCGGGACTCTCCACGCCCTCGATGACGAGGACGAACTCGTTGGCCCGGTAACCCTCGTCGAAGTCGTTGACCCTGGGCATGACCGCTCCTCACTTTCCCTCTGCTGGGACTGTCCGGTGGACCGTCAGGTGGACTCAGACCTCACTGGTCGTGGCGCCGCTCGCCTGCTGGCCGACGGTGATCACGATCGTCTCGGCCGGGCGGGACGGGTAGAACAGCACCTGGACCTGCAGCAGACCCTGCTGCACCTGGTCCGGCGGGTTGTTGGTGGCGTCGACGGTGACCTTGAAGGTCTGGTCGGGGCTGCCGGTGCCGAACGCGCCCTGGCGCCACAGCCCCATCAGGAACGGGGTCACGGTGCCGAACTTGACGGCGCTCCACAGCGATTCGCGGTTGGGCTCCTGCCGTGCCCAGCGCAGTCCGGTACGGAGGCTGCTCTCGACGAAGTTGAACAGCAGCCGCACGTTGACGTAGCGCCAGCGCGGGTCCGAGCTGAGCGTCCGGGAGGCGTCCACCACGATCCCGGCCCGCGGCACCGGCCGGATGCCGTTGACGCCGCCGTTGACCACGAGGTCCGTGTGGTCGGCGTCGGAGAGGCGGGTCTCCACGTCCAGCACGCCGAGCAGGTTGGCCTCGTCGCCGGCCGGTGCCTTCCAGATCCCGCGGGTCGCCTCGATCCGCGCGCAGACCCCCAGCACGTGCCCGACCGGCGGGAGCGTGATCCGCGGGCTGGTCCCGGTGCCGATCGGGTCGGGTACGACGATCCACGGCCCGTACAGCGCCCCGTACGCCTTCCTCGTCTGCAGCGCCTGCCCGTACGCGACCGCCTGCCCGGCGGCCACGAAGCCCTCCGGGACGGAGCCGACGAACAGGGCGTCGCCCCGGCCGGCGCAGTAGGCGAGGGCCGCCTGGGCGATCGCGGTGTCGGTGCGCTCGCAGCACACCAGCTGGACGTCGAACGGGTCGAACGCGAAGAAGCCGGTGCGGGTCGCGGGATCACCGATGAAGTGAGCGGCGGTGGGGGTGCCGTCGGCGCCGCCCTGCAAGGACAGGAAGCCGTTCGTCGGGGCCGGCCGGTCGGCTCCCGGGCTCGGCGTGCCGACGTCGACCAGCCGTACGTAACGCGATCCGGAGAGCGGGTTGTTCAGCACGGTGGGCGCGTAGTTCGCGGCGCCGGGCTCCATCGACAGCCCGGTGTACGTCTCGACGGCGTGGTCGGGGTCACCGGTCCCCCGCGCGATGGTCAGGTCGAACTCGGCGTTGGAGACGGTGACCGCGCGCAGGTCGGTGAACGCGCCCGGGTTGGGCAGATCCGGCGCCCAGGTGACGGCGCCGCTCGCCGGGTCGACGGAGAGGAGCCGGACGCGGGCGGTGGTGGCGTTGTCGGTGACGACGATCGCGTCGCCCACGTCGAAGCCGTCCGGCCTGGCCAGTTGGGTGCCTTGGGCGCTCAGCGCGACCGGCGTGCCCTGGACCGGGTTGGCCATCACGGCGAAGCCGAGCGCCGTCGCGTCCGCGGTGACCTGGAGCCCGGTCCAGCCGCCGCCGACCGCGGCGCGCTCGCCGGTCGAGGTGAGGACCAGCGCGTTGCCGCCGCTGAGCGAGGCGACCAGCAGATGCGTCTGCCGGTTGACCGCGTCGCGGATCTCCTGCCGGGTGGCGGCCGCCGGGTTGGCGAAGTCGGTGGCGGCGAAAGTGAGAGCGGTCGGCGTGCTCGCGCCGTCCACCTTGACCGAGAGGGTCGGCGGCGAGGACATGTTGACCGTCGCGGCGAGCGGGGAGCCGGTGACCGTGGCGCGTGCCGACTCGCGCAGCCGGGTGGACGCCGACGCGCTGAGCGCCGTCCGCACGAACAGCCCGCGACCCCACGCGCCGGGGTCGGCCTGTCCGCGGTAGCCGGCCTCAAGACGCAGAGTGCCGTTGGTTCCGCCGGTGTCGGGCAGCGTCCGGCTCGCGACCGCGTCGGCGGCGCTGAGCGTGGGGTCGACCACCCGGTTGACGTACGCCGTCTGACCGCCGTTGTCGAAGAACCCCTTCACCAGGTACGCGCCCAGACCACTGGCGAAATAGCTGCCGAACTGGGCCACGAACTGCACGAAACTGGTCACCCGTACCGGGGTGTTGGGTACGCCGCGTTGGGTCAGCACGTTGAACGCGCCGACCGAGACGGCGGCACCCGTGACCGTGGGCGCCTCGGTTCCGTCGGTCTCGATGACGTTGACGCCGATGTTGAAGGCCATCGCAGGGTTCTCCTTCCTTGCTCTCAGTCGCGCTTGCGGGGGCGGCGGGCCGGTTTGCCGGCGAGGGTGTGCGCGACCAGGACGCCGGTGCGGCACAGGAACCGGACCTGGCCGAGATCGAGGTCCTCGGCGTCGCAGGGCACCTGGCCGAGCGGTCCGACGACCACCACGCCGGAGCTCAGGTGCAGTTCGACCGGTCGGCTGCGGGTGTTGGCGAGGGCCGTGCTCATACGGTCTCCAAGAGGTCTGCGGTGACGGCCAGTTCGTCGACCGGGCGGACCGGCGGGACGGCCGGCGGGGTGCGCCGGACGCTCACGCGGTAGGTGAGGGCGGGGGCTTCGGTCAGAAAGCCGCCGATCCGGTTCGGACCGGGGATCCACACGAGACGGGTCGGCAGCCGCTCGCCGTCGGCGACCAGCTCGTCCACGGGGGACAGCCGGTCCAGCACCGCTTCGAGCAGGGCCGCCTGGTCGCCGCGGGTGGCGGCGACCGGTGTGACGGCGTAGTCGATGTCGTACGGGTCGCCGGGAACCGCCTGCCGCGAACCGGCGGTGGTGAAATCACGGGGGACGACGGCGTCCACCACCCGGTCGTACGCGTAGCGCACGTCGAACTGGACGACGTCGAGTGCCGGTGCCACCGGCGACGGCTCACCGGCCGCGCGTACGGTCACGGGTACCGCGGTGCCCCCGATCTCGATGCCGGCCAGGCGCATGGCGAGGGCGCGGTCGGCGTCGGCGAACGGCCGCGGCGAGACCGCGATCACGTCGTCGAGGTAGGCGGTGAATCCCGTACCGCCGAGGCAGCGCAACTGCATCTCGGTGAGGGCGCCGGCCGCGGTGAGGTCGTCGAGGCTGAGCCGCACGGTCTCCCAGCGGCCCACGGCCCTCACCGGCAGCAGGCGGTGCCAGGTGTTCGCCGGGTCGTCGACAGCGGTCGCCGCCGATCCGAGCCGCAGTTCGAGGAAGAAGGGGGCACCGCCGTAGCCCGCCGGGCGATCGGCCCGGACCGACAGCCGCAGTTCGGTGAACCCGCTCAGGTCCACCGGTGCGAGGGCGCGCCGCAGGCGGTGCCCTTCGGCGAGCGGCGTCGCGGAGATCCTCGCGCTGCGCCGGTCGGGACCGTAGCCGAGCACGACCGTCTCGTCGGCGATGGTGACCTCGGTGGACGGCGTGGAGCCGTCGGGCTCCACGGCCTCCCACCGGGCCGCGTCACCCATGGGTTCGATGACCCGGGCGGTCATTGCCTGCATCCGTGCTGTCGCATGCCGCCGACTGTGCGGGGTCGCCCGTCACCGCGCCGTCACGGCCATGTCACCGGGCCCGGGCACCGGCCCCGACCTGCGTCCCTTCCCCTCCCCCACCGTGCGGTCGGCGGCCGGGGGTGTGCGGGGTCCGGTTCGCTGAGCGGAACACCACGTGACAGACCGCCTCCGGCCTTTCACTCTGGCCACCCGGGCATATGCGAGCCGCCTGGGAACACAGGCCGCTCAACCGGCGGCCTCGACACGGGGGAACGGGAACGATCGATGGCCTGGAACGAATCACCCACGAAACCGCGAAGAGACCACCTGACAGGGCCGGGACAGCCGGCGACGGCCAGACTGCGGCTGTTCGACGCCTTCCGGCTGGAGAGCGCGAACGGGAGCATCACGGTCCCGGCGAACGAACAGCGACTGCTGGCCTACCTCGGCCTGCACAAGCACGCGACGCGTTCGGTCGTCGCCGGGACCCTGTGGCCCGACGTCACCGAGGAACACGCGCACGGCAGCCTGCGCACGGCGCTGTGGCGGCTGCGCCGGGCGAGGCATCGGACCGTCCGCACCGACGGCGACACGCTGTACCTGGCGGACGGCGTGTCCGTGGACGTCGACGACCTCACCCGGGCGGCCCTGCGCCTGACCGGCCCCGCGCACGAGGCGGGTGACGCGACGCCCCCGCCGGGCCTCCTGGAGGGCGGCGAACTGCTGCCGGGATGGGACGAGGAGTGGATCTCCTTCGAGCGGGAGCGGCTGCGCCAACTCCGCCTGCACGCGCTCGAATCGCTGAGCGAACGGCTCATCGGACGCGGCTGCTACGCCCTCGCGCTGGAGGCCGCCCTCAAGTGCGTCGCGATCGAACCCCTCCGGGAGAGCGCGCACTGCGCGCTGGTGGCCGTGCACCTTGCCGAGAACAACGTCGTGGAGGCCATCCGGCACTACGAGGCGTTCCGGCGGCTGCTCCGCGAGGAACTGGGACTCGAACCCTCGGCACGGTTCGCCGGCATGTTCCCGTACCGGGCCAAGGACGGCAGGCGAACGCCGGCACCGCTGCTCTCCGCGCCCGGGACGCACGACCGCCCGAGCTGACGGAGCGGTGCCGGAAGGGGAGTTGACGCCGCGGTGACGTCACGGTCACGGGGTGCCTGTCAGCGTCGGGGGACCGGTCGCCGGCGGTCGTCCCGCCGGGGCACGCGGGGTCCCGTCCGGCGAGCGGAAGGCAGCGCGGGCGGAAAGCAGCCGAGCGGCGGCAACACCCGCGCCGGGAGACCGCCGCGGGACGAGCACGTCACACGCATCCCGTACATGTACATGACCGGCAACAGGAAAGGGGGCGGCCCGCCATGGCCACCTGCCGCGGAATCGATCTCTCCGTCTTTCAGGGAGCCCAGGACTGGAAGGCCCGCAAGGCGGAAGGCGTGGTCTTCGCCTTCGCCAAGGCCAGCGAGGGCCGGCACACCCACGACGAGCGTTTCGCCCTGCACATCAAGGGCGTCGTCGAGGCCGGCCTCGTACCCGGCGCCTACCACTTCGGCTGGCCCAACCAGGACGTCGCCGCGGAGGCTGCGAACTACATCGCCGCCGTCGGACCGCACGCGGGCCGGGGCTTCGTGCACTGGCTCGACCTGGAACGCAGGTCCGACGGCGCGAACTACGCGGGCGTCACGGCGGCCGGGATCCACACCTACGCCACCGCCTGGATCGCCAAGGTGCAAGCCGCGTTCCCCGGCCAGCGGGTCGGCATCTACACCTCGGCGAGCGACCTGGCCGCCGGCCACGCGCCCACCGCCGTCCCGCTCTGGTATCCCGCCTATCCCTGGTCCGGGGCGGCGGCCTACGCACAGGCCGAGGCGCACGCGAAGCCCAGCCCGTCCGGCAGGTCGCCGCTGTTCTGGCAGTTCACCTCGACCCCCCTCGACCGATCCATCTGCTACCTGAGCGAGCCCGCGCTGCGCGCGTGGGCCGCCGGAACGGAGACAGACATGGCACTCACCACCGACGACATCAACAAGGTCGCGGCGGCGGTCGCCGCGAAGCTCATCGCCGGCGGCGGTGTGCTGGAGCCGCAGGACGTCACGAACGTGGCGTCCGCCGCGGCGAAGGCGGTCCTGACCATGGACGGGGTGATCGCGGCCCCCGCCGACGCCCCGGACGTGAAGACCAATCCGTACTGGGCCCTGGAGTCCTACGTCAAGGACACCAACGCCCGCGTGCGCCTCGTGCAGGCGACCGAGGCGGCCCACAGCGCCGCCATCGCTCAACTCGCGGGCACGATCGCGGCGTTCGACCGGACCATCGACGCCGCCGCCCTGGTCGCCTCGATCACCGCGGCGATCGATACGGCCCTGCGCAAGGTCGTCGTCCACCTCGACCCCACGCCCTGAATCCCGCGTCTTGAACCCCGCGCTCTGAACCCCGCTCCCTGAATCCCGTATCCCGACCAGTGAGACAGGAAATCCCGTGAACCTCTTCGCCAGTTTCATGCGCACGGTCGTACCGATCGTCGCGGGGCTCGTACTGACCCTGCTGGTCCACATCGGCGTCGACTTCGGCTCGGCCTCGGTGGCGAGCGCGGTCACCGCGCTCCTCACCGGCCTGTACTACACGGTGTTCCGGCTCCTCGAAAGCCTCGCCACGAAGATCCGCTCCCGCCCGCTCGCGGCCGTCGCCGGAGTCCTCCTCGGCTGGGCGACCCCGCCCGACTACCCGAACACGACGCGTCCGGCGCTGCACACCGCAGCCCGGCAGAGTCCCTGACCCGGGACCGGCGCCCCGGCGCCCCGGCTCACCCGGTCATGCCCAGACGCACCTGTTCCTCCTCGACGATCCGGCGTGCCAGCTCGGTGTCCGACACGTCGACCGCGTCCGGCGTGGCTTCGGCCATGGCGCTGCGACGGGCGTAGGCGTCGAAGAGGCGTGTCTTGTCCTCCAGCATCCTCACCAAGCGTTCGTCCACTCCCCCGGTGGCGAGGAGCCGGTGCACCCGAACCGGCCTGACCTGGCCCATACGGTGGGCCCGGGCCACCGCCTGGTGTTCGGCGGTCGGCTTGATCTGGGGCTCGCAGATGACGACGACGGAAGCGGCCTGCATGTTGAGGCCGATGCCCGCCGCCTGGATCTGCGCCAGGAGCACCGCGGGACCCTGGACGCCGGCGAAGTCGTCGACGGTCTGCTGCCGCCGCCCGGCCGGGACACTTCCCGTGAGCGGACCGAACAGTGGAGTGCCGTCGGTGGTTCCCGCCGCGAGCGCTTCCTTCACCACGCTCAGTACGTCCTTGAAACTGGAGAAGACCACCGTCTTCTGCCCGTTCTCGCCGGCCTCCTGGACGATCTCCCGGAGCCGGTCCAGCTTGGCCGACTTCTCGGGGCGCATGTACGCCGCCCTGCGCATCGCCATGAAGTTGCCCGCGCGCACGGCTTCGCCGTACGCCTCCTCGTCCGACGCGCTCAGCTCCTCCCACTCGTCGGTCTGCTGGAGACTGGGGAGTTCCGTCAGCACGTCCTCCTGGTTGCGCCTCAGGTAGACCGGGGCCACGGCCTTGCGGAAGGCGACCGATCCGGCCGACGCGTCCCGTTCGCCCAGGGAGTCCGCGAGGTCGCCGTCGAGCATCCGGACCAGGTCGCGGAACTCCACGACCCTGTTCTCCATCGGGGTCCCGGTCATGAACAGGGTGCGCCCGCAACGCTCCGCCCACAGGGCGACCGCCTGGGACCGCTTGGCCTTCGGGTTCTTCACGAAGTGCGCTTCGTCGACCACGAGCAGTCCGACCTCCCCGCCGCCCGGCGCGGGAAAGCCGCGCAGCGCGTCGAACGTGGTCACCGCGACCCCGCCCCGCCCCTTCCAGTCGGCGAACGCGTAGTGCCGGTGGGGGCCGTGGAGCACCGTGACCCGCAAGGCACTGCGGGCCTCGATCTCGCGTGTCCAGTTCACGAGGACGCTCGCCGGGCAGACGACCATGAAGTGCCTTTGTCCCTCGCCGGCCAGGTGCGCCAGCACGGCGATCGCCTGGATGGTCTTCCCGAGGCCCATCTCGTCGCCGAGTATCACCTTGCGCTGCGCAAGCGCGAACCGCGCGCCGAACGCCTGGTAACCGCGCAGTGAGACCCGCCGGTGCCCGTCGTCGAGGTGTTGGGTCCGTACCCGCTCGGCAACCTCGTCCGGCAGGAAGCCCTCGGCCGCGGCCGAGTCCGGCAGCCGCCGTGAGATCTCGGCGAGCAGGCCGTAGTACTCGGCTGAACGGAGTTCGAAGTCCACCCAGGCCGCGATGTCGGACGCAGGCCCTCGGAGCAGGTCCACCGATGCCTGGGCGAGCAGTCCGGGCAGGCCCGCCCGCTCCGCCTCGTCCACCAGCGACCGGATCTCGTCGACCGCGGCCAACGCGCGAGCCTTCTTCTCCTGGCTCGCCAGAAGCATCCGGAACCGCCCGGCGGCGGGCCTGGCGTCGGCGAGCAACGGACCGAGCCGTTCGGACAGGACGGCGGCCTTGTCGACCGCGCGCCGGGCGTCCGGGCCGGCCTCCACCAGTACGTGCAAAGTCATGACGAGCGCGGTGGTGCTCGGTTCCGGCCGGTCCACGTCGATGTGGACGGCCACGGTCTCGTGCACGGCCTCGGAGAGCCGGCGGGCGGCGGCGAGCATCTGGTCGACGGTGCGCTGTCCCACCCCCGGAATCTGCCGCAGCCGGTAGGAACCCGCTTCGAGAACACTGCCGACTGTGCGCAGCGTGCTCTTCTCGACGTTCCCCAGCCGCAACCGCCCTTCGGTGACGTCCTGCAGCCGGGCGACGGGGATCGCGTCGAGCTCCCGCTTCACCGCCGCGTCGTGGATCGGCTTCAGTGCCGCCCGTACCGCTTCGACCGCCCTTCCGTGGTCACCGGCCACTGCCCGCGACGCCTCGTACAGCCGCGTTCCCCCTGCGACCGTGTCCCGCTCGCCACGCCCCACGCTTCCCGCCCCTCCTCGCCGTCTCGGCATCCTCCCACCGCGCGCACGGGGCACCGTCAGACGCTCGCGGTGCCCGCGGATCGATCCGGACCCCGGCGGAGAGCTGTTCCCACTCGAAGGCTCACGACCGCGAGCAGCATCGCCATCATGAGCGGTAGCGGGACGTACTGGGTCAGTCTGCCGGGCGGGCCCGACGGTCAGGACGACAAGCGCGCCGTGAGCCGTAGCCGACGTCGGCCAGGAAGCCACTGCCGCCGACAGCCGCACCCCACACGGCCCACCTGCCGCAACGTCCTTGACCTGCATCATATTTGGGAGTGTTTGAGGCCCCGGCCCCCGGCCTGCTCCTCGCGGGACCGTCGGGAAGTCTGATCCGCGCCGACCACTACGTCGATGCCGGTTGCGTCCCCGTTGTGATGCCCAAGGACCTGACCGGGAGCGGCTTCAGCACGGTTGACATCAGACGCGTCAGCGAACGACAGGCCATGGAGCTGGAGCGCTTTCGCCTCCGAAACGACACGGCCGGGACCTCCGGGCCTGTCGCCTCGCCCAGGTCTGCGGCCGGATCGAAAGCGACCGCCTTCGGCGGCGACGCTCCGGGAACGACCGGCGGCACGGAACGGAGGACCAGCGGTCAGTAGTGATAGCGGGCCGCGAGGATCACGATCTCCTTGTCCTTGATCCAGGACGTGTAGTCCTCCTGGCCCTGGTCCTCGAAGACAAGCCTCACGCAGCACCCTCAGCAGGATTCGCCGCATCCGGATCGATCAGCTCGCGCTCCGACACGTTGATGTTTGCCCAAGGCGTTCTCGTACGCCTTGAGCAGTCGCCGTGCTTGGAGACGATCTCGATGGCCTCGTGATCGTCGTTGACCTTCTTGATCAGCGGAAAGAGGGCCTTGCGGACTTCGCTCGCGGTTGTGGACATGAGCCGACCTTCGCGCTCCTTGCGGTAGAGCTTGCTCAACCCCGCGACCAGATGCCGCCCGGCCTGCGCGGACAGGGCTTTCGGCAGGCGCAGGGCCCCGGTCGACGTCATCGAGTGCACGCGGGCTCGTGATCGCTCAAGGATCACGCGAGCTTGACGACGATCCCGATGTAGAGGGAAACGGAGATCGTCAGCGAGAGAAAGGCGGTCACGGTGTGGACTGTGCGATGCCATCCTTCCCCGAGACCGAGATGAGCGCGGGCGGCCGCGGTGACGTGCGGGCCGCCCCGCGCTTCACCGCCCGCGCTGTGCAGGGCGCGTACCAGAGCCCGTTGGCTCTTGGCCGAGGTGAGGCCGAGGCGCACACCGTCGCTGTCGCGCACCACGACTGCGCGAGAGGGACCGTTGTAGCTGAAGGTGGTGAGCAGCCGGACATCTTCGATGCGCTTGAGATCCACCGACCGCTCACCGATCAGCGTCCGGGCGGTCACGCGGGACATCGAACAGCGGACCAGACTGGTTTCCCGGCACAGCTCCGATATCAGCAGGAAACCGGCGGGTCCGCCGATCAGGGCGCAGATCACCGACGCACCGCCCGGAATCAGACCCGCCAGCGCCATCAGCCGCGCCACGAAAGGCGAAAGGATGAGGAAGACGGCCGCGGAGGCCGCGATCCGCGCGCGTAAACGGGCCGCAGCCGGGGCTGTCTCGGTGGAGTTCACGGGCACAGCGTAGAGCGGGTCAGGTCCTGGTCCGCCGTGAGCCCCCTGCCCGCTTCGCCCGGTGGGCCGCCAGCACCCCGAGGTCGGAGCGCATGTGCGGCGGTACGACGAACTTGGGGGCGTTGAACAGGACGACACTCACTTCGCACAGCAAGCAGAGAAGCACCGTGACCAGCGCCACGGCGAAGAGGGCGATCAGGGGGCCGGACAAGTCGACGTCCAGGAGGCCCAGGAAGAACAGGACCGTGACCCCCCAGAGGGAGACGACGGTGAGGGCGAGGGATCGTACCTCTCCTCGCTTGACCTCCGTGCCGAACGGCATGAAGGAAAAGGTCGCCATGAAGTGCTCGACCAGGTCGGCGTTGCCCCACAGTTGGGTGACCTTCCAGGTCATGAACGCGGACCCGGTCACGAAGAAGAGTCCGATGAAGTAATACATTGCGCGGTCCTTCCATGAGTCGCTGATACTCGGCTCCCTGCCGGGAGGGAGCCGCCGGGCGGGCTCGGAGGTAGGTCCTCGTCCTCCGAGCCCGCCCGGCGCCTGCTCACTCCGGTCCAGCGGTCAGTCGAAGAAGCCCTTGAACCTACCCCAGTTGTTCTTCATGGCGTTGTTGATCGGGCCCGATGCCATGACGCCGAAGAGGGCTCCCGCACCCGCCCCGATGATTCCGCCGACGAGCGTGCCCCCACCGGGCCCCCCGAGGAAGGTCCCGATCGTCCCTCCGATCGTGGCGCCCAGCTTGGTGCTCCCCAGGACCACGGCCGTGTCGACCGTGGTCTCGGCTGCCGTCAGGGGGACGTCACCGCCGGTGCCCTGGTAGTTGGAATAGGCGGTGAACGCGATACCGCCCACCAGCAACCCCTTGCCGGCGACCCCCATCCACTTGCTGCTCCCGATGGCTCCTATGCGCGCGAGACCGGGCCTGTCCCGCATCGCTTGCAGGATCTGGGAGGACTGCCTGGTGGACCGCATCGCGGCCTTGGCACCGGTGGTCATCTGGCCCGCCTGGGTGAAGGCCGACTGGAGGTACGAGCCCGAGGTCATGAGTCCGTTGCCCGTGTTGCAGACGAAGTTCTGCACCTTCGACGAGATCGAGCAGTTGGCCGAGAAGGTCCACACCGGAACCGGGTCGGGGCCCATGAGCAGCGGCGGCTGGGAGGGCGGCCCGTATACCGGACCGCTGCAGGCCGCCATCGGAGGCGCACCGCAGGTGGGCGGGCCGTAGACCCCGCCACCGCCCGTGCCGCCACCGCCGTTGCCACCGCCACCGCCGCCACCGCCACCGCCACCGCCGTTACTGTTGCCGCCGCCACCGCCGTATTCCGGGCACTGCGGATTGGTCAGGCTGGGGCAGGGTGCCGGCTGGTTCCCACCGGTGCTGATGGGGACGCCGTTGCGGCACGGGATGGAGCCGTCCCTGCATTCGGGGACGCCTTCACCGGTCGGGTCGGCGAACGTGGCGGGATTGTTGTTGGAGTAGGAGTACCCGTTCAGGGACTGACCCTGATCCTCGCTGAGTTTCGGGTCGACGCTGATGAACTGGCCGATCTTGGGATCGTACTCCCGTGCCTCGACGTGCGTGAGGCCCGTGTTGGCGTCGTTGGTCTTGCCCAGGAAGCCCTTGTCGTTCGGCCAGGCGCCGCCGGTGGTCGCGTTGCGGTCCGCGCCGAACACCGTCATCCGGCGCTTGGTGACCGTCTGGGCGCTGTCCGCGGACACCGCCAGGTTCTGGGTCCCCTGATCGTCTCCGGCGAGATAGCTGAGCTTGTTGGTCCCGGACTCGTTGCTCCGGATCGCGAGGGTCATGCTGCCCGAGGAGTAGGTGCGCTGGGCCCAGGTGCTGCCGTTCGCCCTCACATGGAGTTCGGTGTTGCCCGTGTACAGGACGCGTTCGCCGCCTTCCGTGCTCCGGATCAGGAGCTTGCCGTCGGCGTCGTAGACGTAGTCGGTCTTCTTGCCGTTCTCGGTGAGCTGGGAGAGCCGCCCCTCCGGCGACCAGACCAGGTCCTGCTTGGCCGTCGGGCCGGGCCGGGAGGTGGTGTTGCCCGAGGTGTCGTAGCCGTACGCGGTGTCGGGCGCGGTGCAGTTCGCCGTCTTGCTGGTGCCCGACAGGACGTGCGGCCTTCCCTCCTTGTAGCAGTACGTGTTCGTGGTGTCGCCGGTCGTCTTGTGCTGGATCTCGGCGGTGCGCTGCCCGCCCTGGTTGTACTGGTAGTCGGTCCAGTAGGGCGCGGGGCCGGAGAGGCTCGACGCGCTGGGCGCGTCGGAGCACTTCTGCGAGGAGGGCGTCCAGGCGCTCTTCAGCCGGCGGTTGCCGTCGTAGCCGAGGCACTGCGTCTCGGCCGCGCTCGTGCCCCCGACGGTGGTCGGGTCGGAGATGGACGTGATGTTGCCGGACTGGTCGAAGGTGTAGTTGAGGTCCATCAGCATGTACGGGTGGGTCTGGTCCGTGACATGCGTGTCGGTGAGCCGGTCGGTGCCCTCCTCGAAGGTGTTGGTGACATAGACCTTCTTGGCGGCTTCGGTGTTCTCCGTGCCCAGCGTGTACTGCTGGGCGAGACCGAGGGCCGAGTAGTCGGCAGCCAGCAGATAACCCGTGCTGCCGGTGATCGAGGTGACCTGGCCGAGCGGGGTGTAGCCGTAGTCGATGCTCTCGGCCGCCAGCCCGCCCAGCGCGGGCTCCTGGTTGTTGCCGAGCGTGCCGTCGAGGCGGTACGCGCTGGAGAACGAGATCGTGGTCGGCGCGCCCGCGGCGACCAGCGGATCGCCGGAAGGCAGCGTGAGGGTGGTGGCCGTCGGACGGTCGAGGGTGTCGTAGCCGGTGACCGTCTTGGTGTACGCCTTCCCGGCCCTGCCGCCCACGAAGCGGGTGTTGGAGGTCGGCTGGCCCTTGAGCACGGTGTCGTAGACGTACTCGGTGAGCTGGTGGGCGTCGTCCTTGACGCCGTCCCAGGTGCCGGTCGTCCGCCCGAGCTCGTCGTACCCGGTCAGGACGCTCTTGCCCCGCGAGTCCGTGCTCCTGATGACCCGGTCGAGGTCGTCGTAGGCCATCGTGGACGTGCCCTTGTCGGGGTCACCGACACTGGTCTGCCGGCCGAGGAGATCGAACCCGTAGGTCCACTGGGCTCCGTCGGGGCCGGTGATGCCGCTCTCCTTGTCGTCCAGCGTGTGCTGGTACTTCGTGGCGCTGTAGGCGGCTCCGACACCGCCGCCGAACTGGCTGTCGGCCGGGTCCGGCCCCGCGTACTCGCGCTTCTCCACGTCCCGTCCCCGTGCGTCGGTGAGGGTCCGGATCGCGGTGCCGCCCTGCTGACCGGTGACCGCGGTCGAATCGCCGGTGTACGAGGTGGTGGTGGTCCACTTCTCCACGCCGTAGACGAGGAGTTCGCTGGACGTGAGGCGCTCGGCCCCGTCGTAGACCGACTCGGTCTGCTTGGGCGCCTCGCCGTACTCGGCCCTGGTGTAGGTCGGGTTCGGCGCGGAAGTGGTGTCGAAGATCTGCTCGAACTTCTCGTAGGCCAGGCCCCGGGTGTCGTAGCGGGTGTCGGTGAGGATCCGGCCGCCCTTGGGGCTGGGCGACTGCTCCTGGAGGGGGCGCAGCAGCGAGTCGTAGAGGGTGTAGGTGGTGTTGTACGTTTCGCCGTCCGCCTTGAGCGATGCGGAGGACACCCAGGACTGCTTGGCGGCGCTGAGGTCGTAGCCGAACTTCTGTGTCGGGCTGTAGCCGCCGGCCCGGTTGCGGTTGGGCCGCCACACGTCGGTCAGCCGGCCGAGGGCGTCGTACGCGAGCTCGGTCTTCTTCAGATTCGCGTCGTAGATCCGCAGGTCGAGGCCGCGGCGCGGGTCGATGAAGGAAGTGGTGGCCTGCGTCTTGGGGTTGGTGACGACCTTCTTGGTCAGCGGGCCCGCCGCGGTCGGCGTGTAGGCGGTGGTGGTGGTCTTCTCCAGCGCGTCCGTCACGGAGGTGACGCGTCCGAGGGTGTCGTAGCCGGTGCTCTCGACCTTCTGCCAGCTCGGAACGGTGGAGCTGTAGCTCTTGGCCCTGCCCGTCCAGGTCTTCAGGCCCTTCGTCGGCTTCATGGTCGTGGACCAGGTGGCGCCGTCGTAGGCGGTGGCGGTGTCGGACAGCACATCGCCTCGGGTGTCCGAGGAGGTGGGCAGGTTCAGGCCGGTGTCGGCCACCGAGCAGGGCTTCGCGACCACGCGCTCACGGGAGACCTGGCTGATCAGGCCGAGGCTGTCGTCGCGTGCGTACCAGGTGCGGGTGCAGGTCTCGTCGCCGGTCTTGGCGTCGTCTCCGCTGTCGTCGGCCTGGTAGACCATGCCGTAGCTGTCGTAGCTCTTCTGGATCGTGCGGGAGCGCCAGATGCCCGGCACCGTGAGATAGGTGTGGGTGATCTCCTTCTTGGGCTGCACGAAGTAGGCGACGGTGTCCCCGGCTCCGGGCACCGCCTGCCGGGCGGTCTCCACCGACAAGGGCTCACTCGAGGTGGCGCTGACGGCGGTGGACCCGCTGTAGGTGACCTTCTCCCGCAGATGGCCGGCGTACGGATCGCCGTCCTTCAGCGTGGCGAGGCCCAGGTCGGGTGCGGGGAGCGGGACGAGGTTCACCGAACGGGTGGTGCCGTCCTTCAGTCTGGCGCCGTCCATGCCCTGCATGTACTGGGAGACCGTCTTCGAGCGGGTGGTGTTCAGCGCGCCCTTGTACTCGGTGACCTCGCGGTAGCCGCGCCAGTCGGACCAGGTCCGCTCGTCCTTCGGCACGAAGGGGTCGTCGCTGTAGTTCCACGCGGCGCCGCTGTAGCTGTAGGCGTGCTCGACGGATTCGTTCTGGCCCGCCGGGTCGGACACCGTGACGGCGAGGACCCGGTACTTCTGGAACCAGTCCACGGACGCGTCCGCGGCGCCGTTGATATGCCAGTACAGGGGGTAGCAGGAGCGGGTGTTGGTGTCCTCGGCGGCGCCGAGCACCTCACCGCGCGCGCACTCCGGGGAGGACAGGGTCACCGTGGTGATCGCGCCGGTCTCCGAGGTGACGGTCGAGACGCGCGGGCGGGTCAGCGGCAGGATGTCGTCGGTGCCGTCCACCCGGTTGGGACGCATCTGATAGGTGAACGCGACCGGGTTCATCGCGATGTCGTCGCCGGCCTTGCCGGTCCGCTTGATGGACTTCAGGGTGAGCACCTGGTCGGAGGTGTCGCCGATGTCCCCGCCGTCCAGGTACTGCTGCTCCAGCGCCCAGGAGTCCACCGGGTCGTAGGCGCTCGTCGAGGCGTTCCAGGACGAGGTGTCGATGGAGGTCATCCGCTTGCGGGAGAAGAACGAAGGGCCCAGGGCCAGACAGTCCTTGTCGCCGCTGGAGCAGATCGCGTCGAAGGGGACGTCCGGCCATTTGTCGGCGGTGTCCTCGGTCAGCGAGGAGCAGTCGTCGGCCGTGCACCGCTCGGCGTATCCGAAGGCGACCTTGGCGTCGGCGTCGTCCGTGAAGAGCGCGCCCTTGCGCAGCCCGTACTTGATCTCCTTCAGGTAACCGCCGCGTGTGTAGGCGGCGTTGGCGGACGACGCCTTGTTCTTCTTGTAGTAGTCGCCTTCCTTGGCGTACCAGTAGGTGGCCGCGTTCCCGGAGGTGTCCTCCACGTAGTCGAGGTTCCAGCGCCAGGCCTGGTCCAGCGACCGGTCCGCGAACTCGGTGCCGCCGGAGTAGCCGGGCTCGCCCTCGTCGTCGCCGAAGACCGGCACGGTCCAGGTGGAATTGGTGCGCTCGGTGGTGGCGCCGTCGAGCTTGTCGAGGCCGAAGACGTACTTGGTGCCGTCGCCGGTGACGACGGTCCAGTACTCGCCGTTGTCGTCCCCGTTGTCGGCGCCGGTGGAGCGGGTCACCGTGGAGGCGTCGTCGTTCTCCAGCCGCCACTTGCCGGTCGTCCCGTCCTTGACCAGCCGGGACGACGAGCCGTTGAGGACCAGCCGGGCGTTGTCGTACTTCCAGCACTCGTCGTGGACGCCGTCGTGGCCGTCGTCGTCGCAGCTGCCGTAGGCGCGCTCGATGTAGGACTCGCTGAGCGCGAAGCCCTCACCGACCGAGGTCCCCTGGTTGTTGGTGGTCGCGTTCTGGCCGTCGACACTCCCCGAGCTGTACGCGAGGGAGAGCTGCGGGGCGGGTCCGGCGGCCGCCGGCGGCACACTGAAGTCGTACTTCCAGGTGAAGGAGCCGGAGCTGCCGCCCGCCTCCCAGGACGACGACGGGGACAGGGGGGTGGCCGAGTAGTCGCCATGGCCGTTGGGGGCCTGGCCCGTGCCCGTTCCGGTGGCGGTGAGGGCGAGGACGGTCGCCGTCGTGGCGACGGTGGCGGCCGCACCCTGGGTGCGGCTCGCGGGAAGGTCGAGCGGCGCGGTGACCGTCTGCTCGCCGGTGCTGTTGCGGGAGGGCAGCGGCGTCTGCTTGCGGCACTCGGCCTTCTCGGGGGTGGTCAGTGCGCAGCCGGGCAGCCGGACCAGCCGCAGTCGCTGCGCCCAGCCGCCGCCGATCGCACCGGCCAGGTCCCGGTAGTCCACGGAGACTTCCGCACGCCCGGCCGCGTCGGCCTCGGCCTTGAACAGCACACCGGTGACACCGGCGGCGTCAGCGGCGGCGGTGTCCAGAACCGATAACCGCATCCGGGTCCCGGCCGGGGCGGCGGCCTTGCCGCCCGTGGCGCGGACCGTGAGCGGCAGCCCGCCGGGCGCCGCCGAGACGGGAGCCGAGCCGTTCATCCGGACGGTCGAGGAGCCCTTCTTGGGCCAGGCGGAACGCTGCTCCTTCAGCGCCCGGGCGGCCTGCCTCGTGTTCGTCCTCCGGTCCTCGGCGACCCGGGCCCGCGCCTTCTTGGCTCCCAGGCCCTCGACCCGCTTGACCTTGCTGACCCGCTGCTCCGGCAGCTCGGGCCGGCCGAGGCCGCCGCCCGCCGCGTGCGCGACCGGCGCCAGCCCGACCGGGACGGAGATGGCCAGCGACACCACGGCGACCGTGGAACGGACGCGGTGTCTCCGTATCCCGTCCCGGACGGAACGCACCATACTCATTGATCTTGATCTGACTCTGCGCCAGGACATGCCTGTCCTTCCCCACTTGCGTAATTGAGGGACCGGATCACCCGACGGGGGCCGGCCATGTGCTTGTGAGCCAAGGGGCGGGCCGCGGCGAACGCCGCGGCCCACCCTGGATTCTCAGTCCCCGATGACGGTGTCGATCTGGTCCGAGCTCGCGACCGCGCCGGCGAACAGGCGCACCTCGCCGATGCGAGCAGGCAGGTAGTGGCCCCATGCGGAGTCCACGTATCCCTTGCCGACGGCGAAGGTTCCCGAACCGATGACCGCGGTGAACGCCTTCGCGTCACCGTTCTGGTTGTGTCCCAGATAGAGGCTGATGGCCCCGGACAGCGGATCGTAGGCACCGGTCAGCCGCACCGGGCTGTCGACCGCGGCCACCTCGTCGGAGACCACGGAGCTGAAGGTGCCGTCCTTGTTGAGGGTGCCGAAGTGCCACTTGCCGACCGGGACCGTGTGCTCCTCGAGGGTGACGTCGTCGAGCACGGTGTCCTTGCCGGTCAGCTCATACCAGAAGCCCCAGGACACCCCGTCGGAGTTCTGCTGGCCTAGCACCCCGCCGGTGTAGCCGATGTCCTTCGTCGCCAGCTTGGCGCCGTCCAGGGCCACGGTCGTGGTCACCGTGTACGCGCCACTGCCGTCCACCAGCGGCCCGTTGACCGTGGCGGCGGCGTCGACACCGTCGAGGACGATGTCGCCGTCGGTCAGGGCGGCCCCGCCCTCCAGCGTCATGCTCTTGCCGTAGCCGGAGGTGGTGTCGGGGATCGCGGTGCCGCTGCCCTGGGCTCCCTCCCAGTCGCCGACGAGCTCCAGACCCGCGTAGCTCTCGGAGGTCAGCAGCCGTGATTCGTCGCCCACCTCCTTGGGCGTCAGGGCGCGCTGCCACACGGCGACTTCGTCGATGGAGCCCTTGAAGCTGTCCCCGTAGCTGTCCCCGTACATCACCCGGCCGATCTCCATGTTGCCGTCGGCCGACCAGGGTGTGCCGGCGTCCGTCGAGGCCACCTGCTTGCCGTTCACATACAGGTAGACCTTCTTGGCGGTCGCGTCGTACACGCCCGCCACATGGGTCCAGACGCCCTTCGGCGACGCGAACGGCGCTTCGGCCCCCCGTGAGAAGGCGCCTTCCGTGGAGAAGACCCGCACGCTCCACTTGCCGCCGTAGGAGATGACGAACGGACTGTACTTCTGGGTCCACGGGCTGGACGTGGACGGAGTCTGGCTGAGGACCGACACCGTCTTCGTCGAGGACGGGTCCACCCAGACCCAGGCCGAGACCGTGTACGAGGACCGGGTCTCCAGGACCGGTCCCGTCGTGGACGCGGAGCCGGTGCTGCCGTCGAGGGTCAGCCCCTTGTCTGTGACCGGGGTGTCCAGCGGCTGCCCGGTGGCGTCATGGGTGATCAGGCCCCGGCGTCCGCGGTCGTCGCGCGCCGCCCCGGTGGCGGAGAGCGTCGCGGGGTGCCGGGTCGTGCCCGCCGTGGCGGTGTCGGCCGCCGCCCCGCCGGCCTCGTCGAAGTGGTACCGGGCCACCGGTCCGATGCCGGCGGCGACCAGGAAGTCCACCCCGCTCCACGCCCCGTAGCGGCCGACATTGTCCTTCGCCCGTACGAACAGCGTGTAGGTGCCGGACGCGTCGGGGGTGATGGACACCGACGGGCTCGCGCCGCTCGCGGTGGGCCAGGTGCTCCAGTTGGACAGGGTGTACTGGTACGAGACGTTGTTGGTGTCACCGGAAGCCGGGGCGAAGGTCCAGGTGCCCTTGACGCCGGGACCGCCGGCCGCCGCACAGGCGTTGGCGGTGCAGCTGCTGTACGGGCTGCCGAAGGTGATCTTGGGCGCCTTCGGCGCGGTCGGGTCGACCTTGAAGTAGCACCAGCCGGTCGTCGAGGCGTTCGAGGGACCGGCGAGATAGCTCTTGCCGCTGTCGTAGTACGAGCGCACCCAGGCCCGGTATCGGTACAACTTGCCCTCGGTCAGCGTCGACCAGGACAGCGACTGCTTCACCCCGTCCCCGACGTAGCCGGTGGAGGGCCGCTCGTCGCCGTTGCCCGGGGACGTGTCGGCCCAGGTGCCGTCGGTGTTCTTCTGGTCGAGGTCGAAGGCGACCCGCAGCTGGGCGCCGCTCTCACCGCCCGACTTGGTCTGCGGGGTGGCCGTCAGCGAGGGCGTCGGGTCCGAGACGACCGCCGGGTCGGACTCGGTCCTCGCGCACACCGTGCCGGTGCCGGTCACCAGTCCGATCGAGGTCGGGGTGTCGGGCAGCCCGACGAAGTCCACGGCCAGCACCGCGTCGTTGCGGAAGCGCTTCCAGGCGGCGGTGTCGGACTCGTCGTGTGCCCGGATCTCCAGGGTCAGCCGGGAGAACTTGCCCGCGGCGAAGTCCTTCACCGTCGGTGTCAGGTTCTCGTTCGTCTCCTCCGGATTGTCGTTGAACTCGATCGGGGCGTCCGGGGAGTCCGGGTCGCACAGCGAGCCGCGGCCCGCCGAGACATTCCGGTCCCCCATCCAGTCCAGCTCCTTGGGCCGCGAGGACCAGGTGGTGGACGAGGAGATGTTGTTCGTCCGTACGAGGTCGACCCAGCGCGGGTCGCACTGGAAGGCCCAGGGCTCGGTGACCCGGAACGTCGCGTCCAGGACCTGCTTGCCCTTCAGGCTGCTCGGCGAGAACTCGAAGTACAGCCGCTGGGTGTAGCCGGGCCCGCAGTAGTACCCGCCCCAGGAGGAGCAGTGTCCGGCGCCCTTGCCGAGGCCGTCGTCACTGTTGCCCCAGGCGTAGTCCTCGTAGCCGTCGCTGCGCAGCAGGGTGCGCTCCGACTCTCCCCAGGTCACGGTCGGGTCGATGAAGAGCGGGAAGTCCGCCGCTGGGGTGGTGGTGAGCAGGGAGGCATCCGGCACCACCGAGACGGCGTTCCTGGAGACCCGCACCTGCATCAGGGCGACCTTGTCACCCTGGCCGGGCTCGAGGCCGGAGCCCGAGGGGGCCGCCTCCGCCGGGTCGGCAGGTACCGGTACCTGCGCGGAGTCCGCGAGCCGCTGGGCCGCGCGGTGCTCGGCGGCGACGGCACGGCCCGCCGAGTTCCACATCTGCGCCGTGGGCGCGCGGAACACGGTCTGGCCGGCCTCATCGACTGCAGCCAGCGCGCCGGACGGGGTCCTGCGGACCGTCAGCCCGGTGCTGTGCATGCCGAAGTCGAGCTGCTTCAGTGCCTTGTTGGCCGCCGCCTCGGGCGTCTTGACGACCAGGACATGCTGGAAACCCTCGACGGTGGCGGTCACCTTCAGGTCCACATCCGGGAACACATCGGCGTACAGCGCACTCGACCCGTTGAGCTGGGGCTCGGGGAGTTTCCCGGGCCAGTCGAGGGAGAGCGACCTGCCGTGCTCGCTGATCGAGACGAGCGGGTCGCTGCTGCCACCGCCGGAGAAGTTCATGCGTACCGCGGCGGCCTTCGGGCCCACCGACCCGTCCGCGCGCCGTAACAGGGTCGCGTCGGGCTGCTGCCATCCTCCGCCCGGCTTCGCCACCCGTACCGGAATTGCGGATTCCTCCAGGGTTAACGTATATCCGTCGGGATTGGCGAAGACCGTCGTGCGCTCCGTGCGCTCGCTGACCACCTCCACCCGGCGGCCGGACTCCTTCGCCTCGGCCAGCGCCCGCTGCCCTGCGGAGGGGCTGGCGGCCGGTTCCGCCGCGGCCGCCTGGGCAGTCATGGAGGGCAGCGCGGTCAGTAAGGCCGTCGCCGTGGCGACCACTGCAGCCAGTAGACCCCGTACTGATCCCGTAGCCGTGCGTCTGACGCGATGTCCATGTCTCAACTTCCCCACCCCAGCATCGCTTGTTAATCACTTAAGCGCACCATCTATATGGAGAGTGGAAGTTTTTGCACTAGTTACTTCAATATTTCGTCGAATCTTGACGCGGAAAGTTGCAACAACATTCCGAATAGGACCGCTTCCTCCGCTTACGCACGCGCGCACGTCGGACGCCCCCGGACAGAGGGAGGCAGCCCTGCGCGGAAGTCCATCGGCACGTCGTCGGCGGGCCTCACGATCTCGGCGACCAGACACTGCCGGCACGGCTGAGCGTGGGGCTGAGCGGGCGGTCCCGCCTGGGCGGGCCGGACCGGGTCCGGTCGACCTCGGCCTTGCACTCGACCTGGACGATCGCGGTCCGCCGGGCGCACTCGCCCCAGGAGCATCCTGAAGTTTTTGAAATCACGCCCGAATTTCACCAGTTCATACTGATCGGCATTTATGGGCAATCCATGGTGAGCCGGGCGATCGAAGCAAGAATTTCAGCGGTCTCCTAGTAGGACTCCGTTACGTCTTCCTCTCGGTCCTGTTTGGGGGCATGTTGGGGGTATGGACGCACATGAAGTGGGACGCGCCCGGGTGAAGTTGGGGTTATTCGTGGCCGATGCATTCGCGTCGGTGCCGCGCAAGGACCAGCGGGCGAAGGGTGACTGCCATCTGCGGGGGCTGATGCTCGACGGGCGGCGCAAGTCCATCCAGGCCATGGCGGAGCGGCTGCCGGACGGCAACGAGCAGAACCTGCAGCAGTTCGTGAACCAGTCGACCTGGGATCCGGTGCCGATGCGGCGGCGGATCGCCGAGCGGATGGTTGCGCAGATCGGCCCGGATGCGTGGGCGGTCGACGACGTGTCGTTCCCCAAGGACGGGAGGATGTCGGTAGCAGTCGCCCCTCAGTACTGCGGGGCCTTGGGCAAGCAGGCCAACTGCCAGGTCGCGGTGAGCGTCCACGCGGTCTCCGACACGGCGTCCTGTCCGCTGCAGTGGCGGTTGTTCGTGCCGGAGGAATGGGCGCATGATGCCGGGCGGCGCGAGAAGACCGGCATGCCGCCGGAGGTAGGGCACCGGGAGAAGTGGCGCCTGGCCCTGGACACCCTCGACGAGCTGGCCGGGTGGGGCATGATTCCGCCTGTGGTCGTGGCCGACGCCGGCTACGGACAGAACGCCGACTTCAGGGCCGGCCTGAGCGAGCGTGCCCTCGACTACGCGGTGGCGGTCCGCTCCGACATGACCGTCCACCCGCACGAGGCACAGCCCTCCGTCCCGCCGTGGTCTGGCACCGGCCGCAGGCCGCAGCCCCGCTACCGGGACAAGCCCTCCCCTCTGGCCGCGCTCGCGGCCGTCCACGGGCGGCGGGCATGTAAAGAGATCACCTGGCGCCAGGGCTCCCGCGGGCCGATGCGCTCGCACTTCCTGGTCGTGCGGGTGCGACCCGCCGGCGTCAGGGCCCGCCACTTGGCCCGGACCGCCGCCGTCGCGAAGGAAGGCTGCTGGGACGGCGTCCTGCCCGAGGTGACGCTGCTGACCGAATGGCCCGCCGGAGCCGGGGCCCCCACCGACTACTGGCTGTCCAGCCTGCCCGCCACCAGCCCCTCCCCGCCAGAACACGCCTGACACCAAGAGCCAGACAGATCTAACGGAGTCCTACTAGTACTCCAGCAGGATTTTGCTGTCTGACCTGCGGGTTTCGCTGGCGAGAGCGCAGTCGGCTTCAGGCCGGCGTGGAGCCGCCCCGGGAATAAGACTGAACAGTCTGAGTCCCGTATCTGGTCGTCCTCTGGTACCCGGACACCTCGTGCCTACAAGGGGATTGGCGTTTCTGGTCCTCGGCTACGGGCTCGGAGAACGGCTCGAAGTCCTCGCTGTCCTCGGTGTCGTCCTGCCCCCCGTCGAGGCTGGTGAGCACAGCGGCCAGGCCCACGACGCCGACGACGCCGAGCGTCGTCTTCCAGTGCTTCCGGCACCAGTTCTTCGCGGTCTCAGCGAAGGAGGTGGGGTCACCGTCCTCGGGGGTGGGCTCGCTGAGCGTGGATGCATTCACCCGCACAGATCTACCGGACCCATCCCTCACCTGTCAGACAATCACCCGACATCGCCCAATCAAGTTCAGTGATCGTTCCGTACCACCAGGGCGAAGGACGTACAGAGGCGCCGGAAGCCGCCGTGCCCGGTCCGGCCGGTATGGCTCATGCACTCGACATCGACGGCGCCCCGTCCGTCGACGGGGTGGCCTGCCAGCCACACTCGTATGTCAGACACTCGGCCTCGAAGGTTACGTCGGTGTCCGGGTAGGGTCCCGGACCGGAACGGCCAGGTGCGCCGGTTCGCCTTGAGTTGTCTGGGTCACGCTCATTCCGTAATGGCCTCCCCGCGGCTTCCTGTCCTGCTCTATGCATGATCCCGTGAGACACGTCAACCTCTCCGATTTATGCACGTGTTGGACTTAAGATCATGAACGGTAGGCGTTCGACCATTCCGAGAGCTTCCCTCGGACTTCCCCTCCGAAGAGGGCCAGTTCCTCATAGGCCGCGAACTCTTCGAGGTAGGCCCGTACGTCTCCAGGGTCCCTGAACACCATTGCTTCGGTGGACAGTTCAGCCGTGACCAGGCGGTCGTCATAGACAGTGAAGGTGTTCAACGGGTTACCCGGCATTCGCATGTTCAGCGGGATCACCCCAAGGCGAACATTCGGCAGACGGGTAAGTGATGCGAGCCGGTCAAGCTGTACGGCCATGGCGTCCGGTGGCAGAAACAGGGATCGTGCTGCCTGTTCGGTGAGAATGAAGGTGAACCTCCTCGAACGGTCGTAGAGGACTTCCTGTCGCTCCAACTTCTCCACTATGGCCCGACTGTGGCCACCGGGCACGTGGGCGAGACTAGCCCTGATGTATTCCGGGGTGGACAGTAGGCCGGTAATCATGGAGAGCAGGAAGAAGCGGAACTCTGTTGAGGCACCTTCTAGGCCAGCCAGCTCGAATTGCTTTGTGTGCAACCCTTTGCGGCCTCTCTTACCTCTCAGATTCACCGGGCTCCACTCGACGCCCCTGAGATCGAGCCGGTGAAGGAAGAGCCTGCGGAGCAGCCCTCGGTACGAGGTGCCGGCCAACTTCCTGGAGCTGGCCCCAGAGGGGGACACCGAGGCCACTAGGCGTTACTGGAAGCACCGGTACGACGAGTACAGGCGTACGGGGAAGTGACATAATCTCAATAGCTCAGAGAGTTGGGAGACTCGCTTTGTCGCTAAACCTGATAAGCCCGGTCGACGTGAGTCCTTCCGCCAGCATGGCGGAGTTCGCGTTCTTCAAGTGCCGCGCGTGCGGTGCTGAGCCGATGGTTCTCGCCGAGAACGAGCGGGGCCAGTTCTTCCACTACCGGCATGACGACCCCGAGGGACTGGACCCACACACCGACGCCATACCCCTCGGGTATGTCGACGGGGTCCTGACGAGGTTCTGAGTAAGCAGCACGGCCCTGGGGTAGTCAAAGTGCCCAGGGCCGCTCTCGCATCTTATGGCACAGCAGTACGTACCGGTGTTCGATGAAGTGTCGGGCGCCTCTCCTTTGTGATTTCATACACTTCCCGCGGACGAAGGAGGCAGAATCTAAATATGGCTCAGCAGACAGTTGTAATCCTCACCGACGACCTCACCGGCGGAGACGCCGACGAGACGATGACGTTCGGGCTCGACGGCAAGACCTTCGAGATCGACCTGAACGACAAGAACGCGGCGAAGCTGAGGAAACTCCTCGCCCCGTACGTCGAGGCGGGCCGCAAACTGAGCGGGAAGGCTTCTGGCGGTGCCCGTGGGCGAGGCGGCCCCGCCAAGACCAACGGTGAAGACACCGTCGCTATCCGGGCATGGGCCCGGGAGAACGGTTACGACGTCAACGACCGCGGCCGCGTCCCCGCAACCATCCGCGAGGCGTACCACAAGGCCAACGGCTGAGAACGAGTCCAGATGGGGGGCGAGATGGGAAATCTCGGCGCGTATGAGGCATTTTCAACTGCGGCAAAGAAGGCGGGCGGCGTTGACGCCCTCCTCGACCTCATCAAGAAGGCCGCGTTCGACAAGGGTGCCTCAGCGGGATTCGCGAAGGGTGCCGCAGTGGGGGCTGTAGGCGGTGGGTTGGTCGTTAGTGGAGTTGTCGCCGTGACCACCCGTGTCCGAAGTGCGCAGAAGGCTCGTGAGGTGAGAGCCGAAGAGGCGGAAGAGCAGTTGAAGGACCTGGTTCGAGAGTCCACGGATCTGAAGGACTCCTGATCTGAAGGACTGCTGAAACAAAGAAACGCCCCCAAGTCGAAGCCGGGGGCAGTTCCATATCCCACCGACCCCGGACAAAGCGTCCGGGGTCATTCATTTGCCACCTCGTGCCGGGCCCCGTCTTCACGAGGACCCCTCTCCTTGTTCACATCTCAAACGCATGTCCTCACGCAGCCACGACACCACGCTCGGGGCCAGGCGGGAGATCTCCCTATCGCTGAGGAACAGACGCTCGGGCAGCCGCTCAAGGATGCTGCGGGCCTCACGGGCCATCTGCTGAGTGATCTTGTCGAGGAAGGCACTCTCCTCCGAGTCCCCAGACGGCTCCTGTGCCGCTTCCTCGGCAGGCTCCTGGGGACCAACTCGTTCATGGCGGCGGAAACGGAGCGCCGCCCATCGGGGACGAGATCCGTGATCCTCTCGACCGTTGCGCCTGAACCATCAGGGAGGGAGAGGAGGCGAACCAGGAGGCCGACCGCTTCGAGGCTCAGGGAGCCATGCCGGGCGATGGCGTCAGAGACTTGCACGTAGGCAGAAGCCTGCCGCGTACGATGGACGCGCATAGCTGAAGCTGACCCTTCAGTTATGTCAGCGCCCGATTGCCCCCGGGCGCATGCCCTCAGGGCTTAGGTTCCACCCATGACCGCACCAGACGATCTACTCCTTCGGATCGAGCAGGAGCCTTCCCTTGCTGCCGCGCTCGCCTGGCCTGGAGATTTCGACGTCGAACGCCGGGACCCCATTGAGGACCTTGCCCTTCCCACCGGTATCCCCCTACACCCGATAGCCGGCTGCGGCGCCGGCGGCACGTACTTCCTGTGCGGGGAAGCCGGGGCCGAGGAGAGGCCCGTCCTGTACGCCGACTCGGAGGGCCAAGCCACACTGATCGGCGCCGACCTCGTCGAGGCCATCACTTTCATCGTGGTGCTGCCCTGTTGGCGCGACCTGGCGAAGGGCTTCGCGATCAGCGAGCTCGGCTCGGACCTTCGGGCCGACCACCCGGACTTCGACGCCGAGCGCGACCGCCTTCTGCACGCCCTCGGGCTTGCCTCCATCTCCGAGGAGGAGGCTGCCGCTCGCCTGCTGGCGGTGGCTGCACGGACGGCCCCGGACTACGTGCCGCGCGTGCCGGACGACGATTACCTGCCTTACGAGCCTCTGTTTCCGAGCGGCCCTGCATAGCGAAGCCACCGCTTGACGTCAGTACCGGGCGATGAACTGTCGCCGGTCCGTGCCCAGGAGGTCCTCCAGCGCCTGGACGCCAGCCGGCGGTAACGGTGGCTCGCATTCTGGATCTGTGGTTACGAGGCTGTACCTGGCGAAACCCGCAGCCTCGACGTAGTCGAGGTCCCGGCCGCTCTCGCTATGTCCCCGCATACTGCCACCGCTGCCCCCGGCACCGGCCGGGGCCCGCCGACATTGTGTACACATGGCACACTCGGTACCCTTGAAGCATGACTCAGCCGCTGCCCATAGAGTCCATCCGCGACGTACGCGCTCACTTGGCCGAAGTCGTCGAACGGGCCGACCGTGACGACGTGCCCACTGTCATCACCCGTCGCGGCAAGCAGGTCGCCGCCGTGGTCTCGATCGACGTGCTGCGCAAGTACCAGGAGTGGGAGGAGCGCGAGATCAACCGCATCATCGACGAGCGCATGGCGAGCCCGGCCGTCGGCGTCACGATCGAGGACGTGATGAGGGAGACGCTGGCACGCAGTGAGTGACTACCGCACGGTGTTCCGGCCCGAGGCCCAGGCCGAGCTGCGCAAGGTCCCGCGTGACATGGCGCTTCGCATCCTGGCCAAACTGACAGAGCTGGAGAGCGATCCCTTCGGCTTCAACACCACACCACTCGTATCCCAGCCTGAGCGCCGCCGCCTTCGGGTCGGCGACTACCGTGTCGTCTACACGATCGACAACGGGGAGCTGGTGGTGTGGGTCGTACACGTCGGACACCGCTCCAAGGTCTACGACACGTAGCTGCTCCAGGTTCTGCGGACAGCTGCGGACTACACAACGGCCTGACCTGCTTTCTCGCAGGTCAGGCCGTTTGTCCACGTCCAATCAGACGTTGAAGCGGAACTTTCAACGAGGGCCATGCTGCCCAGTGTTCCCAAGGGCTCTGCCTCCTCTTGGGGCCCCAAGTCACCACCCAGTCACCACCGTTCGCTGAATCGCCGCTCAGGCGGCTGGCGCCAGGGATACCGGCGAAGTAGGACGAAGCGCACTCTGGATCACGTCCCGGCATCGGTCCCAAGCCTCGGGGACGATGTGACCGTACGTGTTCGCCGTGACGTTGATGGACCTGTGCCCGAGCCACCGGGAGACCTCCAGAAGGCTGACGCCGTTCGCCAGAGCGGTCGAGGCAAAGAAGTGCCGCAGTGAGTGCGGGGTGAACCGTGCCTCGCCCCGGCCGTCCACCAGGCCAGCCTCCTTGCACGCCTTCTTGAAGTGGTAGCCGTAGGTCGACGCCGTGGGCATGGTGCCCTTGCCCCGCTCGCGGGGCGAGAAGAGCACTTCCAAGCCGTCCACCTCGACCGTCCCCCACCGCTCCAGGTGAGCGTCAATCTCCTCTTCCAGGAAGGGGGCCGTGGGCACGTCCCTGTACTCCTCGGCGGTGCGGTGCTTCAGGGGCACCAGTCGGGTCACGCAGTCTCCGCGGTTGGCCTTGGCGCTGACCTGGCGACGCAGCCGCAGAAAGCCTTCACGCTGACAGTCTCTGGAGAAGCCCAGGGCCTCACTGATCCGGAGGCCGGCACCGGCCATCAACCAAATGGTGAGCCGGTACTGAGGCGAGATTGCATCTGCCAGAGCGTTCACCTCAGCCAGGGTCGGAATCTCGTCCTGGTCCACTGCGACCGTCCCAGTCTTGAGCGGGGGCACGTCATCGCAGGGGTTGAACGGGATACGTCGTTCTTTCACGGCTGCCGACGTCATGGAGCGGAGGACGTTCATGCGGTCGTTGACCGTGGCGGCCGCAAGGCCACCCTTCACCATCTCGGCCTGAAGCGTCTTGACGTCCGCAGACGTGAGGCCAGCTATCGTCTTTCGCCCAAGGTTCGGCACCAGGTGGTTGGTAATGAACCCTTGATAGTTCCGGCGCGTAGATTCGTGAACGATGTGTCGAGAGAGCCATTCCTCAGCCCAGACACGGACAGGGACCTTCCCTCGGTCCGGGTCCACGTAGACGCCCTGATTCTTGTCACTTTCCGTCTTGGCCGCGAATATCTCGGCCTCACGCTTGAGCTTGAACGAGCGTTCCCGCTTCCTTCCCTGTCTACCTCCAGGCTCTCGATATGAAACAGTCCAGGAGTGACCGCACCGCGTCTTCTCGCACGGGAAATCTCTGCTTTGCGTATCGGTCTTGCACTTCTGGAAAATGCTCGCCACGGTCCGTGGTCCCCTCTGCCGACGAACAGCGAAGGAAGATTCCTTCGCTGCATCGAATAACTACACCAGGCGCCACAGTCGACACAACCCGCTTTGTCACTCGGTTCTGTGTTGCCCTAGCCAATGCTCAACATCCCGGACGCGAAACCTCAAGTGCCGACCGACACGATGCGCCGGAATGCCCCACTCTCGATAACATCCCAGAAGAGAACGCTTAGATATGGCAAGGTAATCGGCCAGCTCTTCCGGAGCCATAAGACGGTTCGAACCGCCAGCGGACATGCTTCCATCTCCCTCTACTCGACGTGTTCTGTTGCTATCGGCCTGTGCGCTGAAGTTTGCGTCCCAATGGGTGGCGGATGCAAACGCCACCCGCAACGCTCACGCTCGCATCGTTTAAACGCTCGTCCTTGCATCCGCCAGGGGGTTGATGTTATGCCGCAACGCATCGTTGATTCCGCCACCCTTGCCGACATAGAACTGATCCCAGTGAACGGCCGAGGCGCTTCGGCCCCGACGAAATAGACGTAAGGATCAGTAGATGAACAAGAGGCCCGATCTGGTCGACAAGGCTAAGACGCTCCCCCCGTTCGACCCGCACACGGCCGAGTTCGGGCACTTCTATCTCTGGCCTGAGATGAGCGGTGACTATCGATCCGTCCTCCTTTCTCTTGAGGACAGGAACGAGTACGGCGTGAAGGCCGCGATAGTCGCTATCTACTATGACGGGTCTATGGAAGTTCGAGCTTTCCGATATTTCCTCGCTGATGGAGCGGGCGGATATCAGGAACCCAAGTACGTGAGGCTTCTTCCCGAGACGGCTCATGAGGTTGAGGCTGTCGCGGACGAGTGTTCCCGTGCCAGCGCGTTCCTAGCATCCATAGCAAAGGATTAACCCGCAGCACAACAACAATCGCCCCGGCAATTGCCGGGGCTTTTTTTGTGCCCAAACCGAAAGAGAAACTGATCGATGACCATTCTTTTCCAGTACGCCGAGGCTATCGAGGTGCGTAGGGTGAAGCTTCGGAAGCGCGGGTTCGCTCTCGCGGCCGAAACGATCCCCCCGACCGGACAGGCCGCGCTTTGGTATGGCGACACGATCCACTGTGTGCCGCGCAGCGGCCAGGCCGTGGCTCGACAGATAGCCCGCCTGTGTGGAGACGATTCCGAGGTGACCATTCCCTGGCGTTCGCTCGCCGATGCTGTCGGCATCCGGGACCGGGCCGGCAACCTTCGCCGCTACACGGAACGCGGCGTAAGGACCCTGGTCGACGCTGGGTGGCTCGACGTCGAGACGGTCGGCAGCAAGCGCGGAGCGAAGACGACGTTCCGCCTACTACCTGGCGACCAGGCCGCGGAGCGGTTCAGGTGGATCGATGACGAGGACTGGTTCGCCGAGGCGGCCTGAAGGGACCCACGAACTTATGGCCTTAGTAAGGCACCGCCTGTGAGGGCGGATGCCTCTAGCTGCTCGCTCGCTCCGCTCACTCTCAGGCCATGGCCGATCAAGGCCGATGGCTGAAGAACTTATGGCCTAAGTAAGGGCCCCTGTCCGGGGCCCGTTAGCTACTCGCTTCGCTCGTATCTATGCCCTGGCCGATCAAGGCCAGAGGCAACGGCAGTAGCAATACAGCGCCCTGGCGGTCGAGCCAGGGCGGTTCTGAGTAGTTCAGTAGAGAAGCACTCCAAGGCACCCCGAGGCGCCATTGAATGAATGTAGCTTTCATAGCCTCGGCTCTCAATCAGCCGAGGCTTTCTGTTCGCTCGCTTCGCTTACAAGCCGAGGCTAGATAGGTAGGCCGGCACCGACGGCCGAGGCAACAGAACGGCCTAGGCGCCGTTCTGAAGCGTCATTAGTAGCTGTATGCTCGAAGGCTTGAAGGGGCCGCTCACGCGCCCCTTCTCTGCTTCTAGAAGGTATAGGGGGTTTAAACGGTGCCGAAATATCAGGCCATCGTGCGAGTGGCCCATGACGGTCGCAACCTGGCCGAGGATAGCGCGCGTGACGCGCTGGACACGGTGACTGGTGACCTACTGGAGTACGCGGCCACGGGCCGCTTCTGGGACGGGCGTACCGAGTTCACCATGACGGTTCAGGTTCCTTCGCTCCGGAACGTGAGCGGCGTTGCTATCCGGATTGTGCTCGCCGCGTTCGCGCACGCCGGATGGAGCGTGAGCGTGCTCCGCGTCGACACCTGGGATGTAGTCGAGTGGGATCAGGCTCAGGGAGTCTCCGCGTAGCCGAGGCGAAAGAGTCTGTCTGTAGGGGCCGGAGAACTCTTCTCCGGCCATTGTGCGTTCCTCCGGGCACTTTCGCACCCTGCCCCGACCGACAAGCGGGGAAGGGGATTCTGAAACTCCAATGGGATCCTTCCCTGCACCCGCCGCCTTCCCTTCGCGTGAGCGCGCGGGGGTTAGCCCGAGTTCGTGGGAACCTGTAACGACTCGCAACAATGCGTAGCGGAGAATGCTGGAAGTGACGTAACCCGGTTTCTAACCGGTCTATAACCAATGCAGGAACCTCTTCGGGGGGTTGCTGCGACTCCCGCACGCCGTGAGGCGTTCGGGGCCGAGGGATGGTCACTCCTTCAAATGCTGGTTCCGGGTCCGAGTAGGGCGCGGCTTCTTGGCTTTCATCTGCCAAGGGGTCGCGCCCTTTCTCATGCCCTCGCATAATCGTGGCCTTTCCTCAGAAAGGAAGTAATGACTGTTGATTTGACTTGCTGGCAATGCGCTGAAGTCTTCACCCGTGATCTCGGTCCGGGGGCTCCACCTAAATTCTGCGGCGCAACATGCCGCGATGCGGCGAAGCGCACTCGGCAGCGGCTCGCCTATGAGCAGCGAGCCGAACTGAGAAGGATGCAGTACGGATTTCCGAACTGAACGTCAGTAACTAATAACCAAACCAATTGGGTCGCACGGCATTCGCCGGAGCGGCCCTTTTTCATGCCCGGTGACCACCTGGCCCCGACGTAGGAGAAGAATTGAAGCCTGAGCTTCGTAAGATTTTTGATGCTGCCGAATCCGAGGATCGCGGCCTGACGGCCCGCGAAGTGGCGGCCGTTATCAACTCCATTCCGGCTGAAGAGCGCATGGCGCGTACCGAGATCCTGGCCGCCGTGAACGGCGAGAACGGTCCGTCTGCGGCCGAGACTCGCGACTCCATCGCCGAAACGCTGAAGTACATGGAGATGCGCGCCGTTGATGCGCGCGAGGACCGGGCGACGGTTGACCGAGAGGCCGAGATTCGCGCCCTGGTCGAGAAGGCCGGCACTGTTGTTGTGCCGAACGGAGGTTCCGGATTCCCCGATGAGTCGAGCGCCTGGCGCTCGATCCTGCCGAGCGGAAACGAGTTCCGAACTCTGCTGAATACGGGCTCTCCTGGCTCTGGCGGGTACGCGGTTCCCGCGAAGACTGCCGACACCTATGTTGAGCACCTGCGGGCTGCGAGTGTCTTCCTTCGCGTTCCGGGCATCAACGTTCACCGGTTCGAGGGTGGCGTGTTCACGCTGCCGAACCTGACTAGCTCGACCACTCCGGGCGTTGTCGCCGAGGGTGCGGCCATTCCCGAGGGAACCGCGACCTTCGCTGGCCTGTCCTTCCCTCCGATCAAGTACGCAGACCTGTACCGAGCAAGTAACGAAGTGCTCGATGATGCTGCCTTTGAGATGCGGAATCTGATCAGTGGCGTGATGATCCGCAACATTGCGACGCAGGTCGACAAGGACGCGTTCCAGGGGACGGGAACGGCTTCTCTCGCCGGTCTGACGAAGGCTGGCATGGGCACGGCCGTGAACCTCTCCGTGGGCAACACCGTCGTTAAGTGGGACCACATCATCGATGCGTTCTCGGATATCGAAGCGGCGGGTGCGGTCCCGGCGGTTATCTGGGCTTCGCCTGACATGGGTAAGGCGCTCCGCAAGGAACGCGAGAACGGCAGCAACGGCGGCTACCTTGCCGGGCAGGTTACCGACCGAGTGACCGAGAAGGGCCTCGGTCTCCCGATCTATGTTTCGGCGAATCTGCCCGCTAAGACGGTGATCGTCGCTGACCCGACCCGTCTTCACATCGGTGTGCGTTCCGATGTGCGGGTTGCCGTTTCGGAAGACTTCGGATTCGACAAGGATCTGACCGCGTTCCGCGCTACTTACCGAGTGGCCGGTCTCGCGGTTGACGCGCCCTCGGCACTCCAGGTCATCAAGGCTTCGGCTACCTGATTCATGTAGACAGACCCTCTTGCTTCGGCGAGAGGGTCTTTTCTGCGTTGTGACTTGGCCGGCACAAGCATGTTGAGGCTCCACCAGCGTCGGCGCACTGGTGGAGCCAGACCGACCCGCTAGGCGAGAGGAGATTCGCCGTCCCTGGCGTGCCGGAGTTCTTCCTCTTGCTCTTCCTGAGCTTCGGACTCGGAAGCCTTCTCTTGCTGCCTACGCCGCCATGCCTCGGTCATGGTGATGGGCATTATGGGGGCAGGGCTACACAGCATCGTCGGGTCACCCCTTCCGGCACTCGACGTGCCGGTAAACGACAACAGGCGCCCCGGACTGCCTTTCGAGGCATCCCCGCCGTACGCGTTCAAGGGGCTTGATCGGCTTCAGGCACGCGGGGCACGTCTCGCCCCTGGGGGCGTATGTGGAGTACTCCCACTGCTTCGCGTCCGTTGTATCTGTCGTTTGGCTAGCCATTTCCCCGGCCTCTCCGATGCTCCCTCTCAGAAGCCCCATGCTCGGCCTGGTCGCCCGGACGTAGGAACCTCGTACGTTTCCCACTTCGGGACGTCCCACGGGGTGTAGAACGTCCCAAGAGGAGCTGGGCCACCTCGGGGAGGATGCGACCGCATGGCGGGCAACGAACGGTTACGCACCACCATGGCGGCGGGAGGGTGGACTCACGCCAGTCTCGCAACCGAAGTGGGCATAGATCCCAAGTCAGTTGAGCGATGGGTGAACCTAGGCAGAGTCCCGCGTCGGGCAACCGCCGTGAAGGCCGCTGAAGCCCTGGGCGAGGACATACACGCACTCTGGCCGGCACTTCGCCAGGCCCGTTCCGCACGGGCTGTGAGTCCTGAGCTAGTGGCCCTGTACGAGCAACGGGCAGACCTGCCCGTGTCCGTGTTCGTCGACCTGTTGTCGTCGGCGCGCGAGCGCGTCGACGTGCTCGTCTACGCGGCAGTGTTCTTGCATGAGGCGTACCCGCGGCTCAATGACCTACTGCGGGAGAAAGCCGGTGCGGGTTGCTCGGTGCGTATCGCCCTGGGGGACGCGGACAGCCTGAACGTGAAGGCTCGGGGGCTTGAAGAGCGGTACGGCCACGGCATCGAGTCACGGTGTCGTCTGGCCTTGATGCACTACCGACCGTTGGTCGACGTTCCCGGCATCGAGCTTCGGACGCACGGAACGACGCTCTACAACAGCTTGTACCGGGTCGATGATCAGATGTTGGTCAACGGTCATCTGTGGGGCGTGAACGCGTACGCGGCCCCGGTGTGGCACCTGCGACAGGTCGAGGGCGGCCGCATGTTCACCGGCTATGAAGAGAGCTTCGATGCCGTCTGGGAGACGGCCCAAGCTGTGGAGGCTTCCTAGATGGCCCGTACGGAGTTCTACGACGATCCTGCGGCCCCGGAGCCGAACAGTCTGGTCGTGGCAGCGTCAGCGGTCGTCACGGACGGCCAGGGGCGCATCCTGCTTCAACGCCGCTCCGACTCGGGGAAGTGGGCATTGCCCGGTGGCGGTATGGAGATGACCGACAGCCTTCCCGGCACGGCCGTACGAGAGGTCAAGGAAGAGACCGGGCTCGACGTCGAGGTCACGGGCCTGGTCGGCACCTACACCGACCCCCGGCACGTCATCGCGTACAGCGATGGGGAGGTGCGTCGACAGTTCAACGTGTGCTTCCGGGCTCGCGTCCTCGGCGGCGACCTGACGATCTCGGATGAGTCGACGGAGCTTCGATGGGTTGCCTCGGAGGAATTGAACAGCTTGGACATGCACCACACGCAGCGACTCAGGATCGGGCACTTCCTCGAAGACCGCTCGACGCCCTACCTGGGATGACATCCCCGCCCGACGGACAGCGTGTAAACGCTCCATCGAGCGGGGTGGGTTCGTCGTGCGATGTCACGTACGACGACGTGTGTGACCAGTAACCGCAACGGTTGTACCGGGCGACGTACGCAACCACGTCCGGTACAAGTCCAACGCCCGGTGAACAACCTCGGTCGCGGTCTCGGCCGTGGATAGTTCCAGGATCTCGGCTAGGGCCGCCTCGACGGCGGCCGTCTTGCGGACGGAAAGTACGCGACTAGGCATGGCTGTCTCCAGAGTCTTCGGCGGTTGAGGCTCAGGCGCGCATGAGGGCGCGCAGCTCGGACGCGCGAGCGGCAACGTTCGGCATCTCGGGGAAGTCGCCGTGGTCGGTGATTTCGCCCGTGGTGCAGTCGATTTCGAAGACCGTCGAGCCCGTACCTAGGGCGCACTCGGCGCAGATGCCCGAGTCCTGACCAGCGGGCAGGAGGTTGCCGCAAGGGCACTCGGCGTACGCCTTCCACTGCCGCTTGCGTTCGGGCCGCTTGCGGTCGAGACGATCCGAGATCAGGTGGCCAGCCGAGTAGACCTTCGCGGGCAGACCCTGAGTCACGGCGTCGGTGATGGCGCCGATGGTGGCACCACGGTCTAGCCAGTCAGCAACCTGGGGTATGAGCTTCTTCACCTGTCGGTCGTTGAGCTTCAAGCGGCTGTCGATGGCAGCGAAGCGGCGCAGGATGCGGGCCGCCTCGACGGCCTGCGGGCCGTTCTCGGTCTTCTGCTCGCTAGAGCCCTCCCTCGGCGCTTCAGGCGCCGTCTGCGGCTCGACGGGAGGGTTGGGAGGGTTGTTCTTCTTCCCGTCCTTTACTACGTCCTTTTCCCCGTTAGGGGACGTGCCCGTGTTCCGGGTGGCCACAGGAGTGGTGACCGGACGGGTGGGAACCGGGACGGTGGCCAGGCTCGGCAGCTCGTACACGTCGACGGTGGAGACGATTCGGTTCGTCTCACTGTCACGACCGGTCTTGGTCACCCAGTACCCGAGCTTGCGCAGCTCCTCGACGGCCTTCGCCACGGCCGACCGGCCCTGTGGGTAGTCGTCGGAGAGGGTGCGGACGTTCGTCCGGTGTCCGTCGGGCAGCGACAGGACCAGGGCGAGAATGCCGCGCGCCGTGTGGCTGATACGCGGGTCTTGGATCGCACGGTTCGCGATGATCAAGAACTCGCGGTCGTGCTTGGGGATAGCATGGCGGCGCATCTGAAGCTGAACCCTTCAGGTGTGTAGTAGCGCCCGGCTGTAACCGGGCCTGCTGTTGCCCCTCAGGGATTGGCGTCCCTGGGGGGTCTTGTTTTGCGCGGTGAACTTACAGGACGTTACGACAAACGTCCAACATCGTGACTTTCAGTAACAATGCTCGGGGGCTTCGAAGGTGCGCTGACACCGAGGAGGACGCCCCATCCCACGCCTCGACAGCCATCGAAAGAAATGCCTGGTCAGAGCGATCGAGGCACGCCCCATGAGTCACCACCCAGTCACCACGGGAACGCGCAACAACGGGTTGCAACGGGGCTGAACGAGTAGAGGCCAGATCCGAAGATCTGGCCTCTGACCTGGTGTTATGCGCCTTGACCAGCGTTCTCAGTGATCAAGGGAAATCGCCCTACACGTTGAAGCGGAACTCCACCACGTCCCCGTCCTGCATGACGTACTCCTTGCCCTCCATGCGGGCCTTGCCCTTGGCGCGGGCCTCGGCGACCGAGCCCGTCTCGACCAGGTCGGCGAAGGAGATGACCTCGGCCTTGATGAAGCCCTTCTGGAAGTCGGTGTGGATGACACCGGCGGCCTCGGGGGCGGTCGCGCCCTTCTTGATCGTCCAGGCGCGGGATTCCTTGGGGCCTGCCGTCAGGTAGGTCTGCAGGCCGAGGGTGTTGAAGCCGACGCGGGCCAGGGTCGCCATGCCGGGCTCCTCGACGCCGACCGACTCCAGGAGTTCCTTCGCGTCCTCCTCGTCGAGCTCGGCGAGGTCCGCCTCCAGCTTGGCGTTGAGGAAGATCGCCTCGGCGGGGGCGACCAGGGCGCTCTGCTCGGCCTTGAAGGCGTCGTCGACCAGCTCGTCCTCATCGACGTTGAAGACGTACAGGAACGGCTTGGTGGTGAGCAGGTGCAGGTCGTGCAGCAGTTCCTCGTTGCCGGAGCCCTGGACGATGCCCGCGGAGAAGAGGGTGTCGCCCCGCTCCAGGATCGCCTGGGCCGCCTCGACCGCCGCGACCTTCGGGCCGATGTCCTTCTTGATGCGCGACTCCCGCTGGAGGCGCGGCAGGACCTTCTCGATCGTCTGGAGGTCGGCGAGGATCAGCTCGGTGTTGATCGTCTCGATGTCGTCCTTGGGCGAGACCTTGCCGTCGACGTGCACGACGTTCTCGTCCTTGAAGGCACGGATGACCTGGCAGATCGCGTCCGACTCACGGATGTTCGCGAGGAACTTGTTGCCCAGGCCCTCGCCCTCGGATGCGCCCTTCACGATGCCCGCGATGTCGACGAAGTCGACGGTCGCCGGGAGGATCTTCTGCGAGGAGAAGATCTCGGCCAGTTTGGTGAGGCGGGCGTCGGGGACGCCGACCACGCCGACGTTCGGCTCGATCGTGGCGAACGGGTAGTTGGCCGCGAGCACGTCGTTCTTGGTCAGGGCGTTGAACATGGTCGACTTGCCGACATTGGGCAGACCGACGATTCCGATCGTGAGCGACACGTTGCGACTTCCCGTACGAGAGGATGGGCGAAAGGCCCTCCAGGAGAGCGGGCCGATCCACCAGTCTACGGCGTGACCCGGCCCGGACCCGCGAGGTATCGAACGCATGGCCAAGCTCTTTCCACGGCCTCGCCTTCGGCCGGTCTCCGGCGTGTCCGATGAGCCATTCCACACATAAAACGACCTAAGTTGGTCCAGTGGAGCAACACAGGACGCGTCCCCCTCAGTACAGACCGCGACGCGGCGCACCCGTTCCGGCACAGGCCGGGCGGGCCGCGGGCGGCGGTGTCCGACGGGACGCCCAGGTGGCGCGGCGGCCGGTACCCGCGGGCGTCCCGGGGACGCGCCGCACCTCGCGTCCCCGGCTGACCGGGCTCGGCGGCGGGCTGTTCTGCGGCGCGTCGATGTTCACGCTCGCCTGCCTCGACCACCTGCTGTTCGGCGGGTCCCCGACCGTCTACGGGGTGCTGTTCCTGCCGGTGTGCGTGCTGACCGCGCTGTGGGTGCGGCCCGGCGATCTGATGGCCGCCCCCGTGGTCGTACCGATCGCCTTCACCCTCGGGCTGCTGTCGATCACCGACGACAGCGGAGGCGGCGTGGGCGGCCACTTCATGGGCCTGGTCACCGGCCTCGCCCTCCAGGCGGGCTGGCTGTACGGCGGAACGCTGGCCGCGGTCCTCGTCGTGACCGTCCGCAGGGTCCGCCTGATGAACCGCCGGGCCGCCCAGCGGCGGGCGGCGGCGCGCGGCCTGCCGCCCGCCAGGCAGGCCCGCTGA